GTATGAACCGTATGCTTACTTTAAAGGGTCTCCAATGTCACAAGGAGTATTTCAATTTGATATGTGGGGATTAAACGAAGATGAGTTATCAAAAAGATGGCCTTGGGGGATTCTTAAACAGAATGTTAGTAAGTACGGAATTTGTAACTCATTATTCACAGCTCAAATGCCTGTGGCATCTTCAGCTAAGATTACAGGTTCATATGAAATGACAGAACCCGCTCACTCAGCAATCTTTAATAGACGTGTAGTTGGTGGGGAGATTATGATTGTTAACAAGTATTTGATTAGTGATTTTGAAAAGATTGGGATTTGGTCTGAGGACTTAAAGAATGAAATTATCATGAACGAAGGGTCAATTCAAAACATTAATTTCAATAACTACCTTGACCAAGAAGATAAGAGATATAACTTCAAAGTTAAAAGAACTGAACACTTAATTAAGAAATACAAAACAATTTGGGAGATTTCACAAAGAGAATTGATTGAGATGGCCGCTGACAGAGCACCATTTATTGACCAATCACAATCAATGAATATCTACATGTCAAACCCAACATTGTCAAAAATTTCATCTTCACATTTCTACGGATGGGAAAAAGGATTGAAAACACTTTGTTATTACGTTAGAACAAGAGCAATCTCAACGGGAGCTAAACACTTGGCTATGGACGTATCAAAAATTAACAAACCAAAACCAACACCTGAACCACCAAAGGTTGATTACAGTTATATGAATCTACCTGACAAACCTGAAAATAGTGAATTTGATTGTTTTGGGTGTTCTTCTTAAAAAAATCCGATGTGTTATCCCGAGCTAGGTCGGGATTTTTAATTTCATAGTATTTATGAAATATGGCTCAAGGTAAAACATACGGTATAACATTTCCATTTAGAGATTCTTTTGACGGTAAATATTTAGATTTAACTGACTTTGATGAAGATGAGGTTAAAACAGATTTAGTTCATTTACTATTAACAAGAAAGGGAAGCAGATATTTTTTACCAAATTTTGGGACAAGATTATATGAATATATTTTTGAACCACTTGATGGTCCAACATTTAATGAGATTGAAACTGAAATAAAAGATTCTGTGACAGCGTATATTCCTAATCTTCAAATTACATCAGTTAAAGTTGAACCAATTATATCACCTGATGGACAATCGGATTTATCGACAACTTTTCCTGGAACAGGTGAAATAACTTTACCTGATTTAGCAATTAATGAACACACTGCAAAAGTGACAATAAATTATAATATTACGAGTGGAGTATTTAATACTTCTGACTTTATAATTATTAATATATAACATGGCTCAACAAATATCATATACCACAAGGGATTTCCAAGCAATAAGATTAGAACTAATAAATTATGTTCAGACTTATTATCCTGATTTAATTCAAAATGTTAATGATGCTTCGGTATTTTCAGTATTCTTGGATTTAAACGCTGCGGTTACTGATAACTTAAATTTTAATATTGATAGAGCGTTACAAGAAACTGTTCTACAATACGCTCAAAAAGATATATCTGTTTATAACATTGCAAGAACATACGGTTTGAAGATACCGGGATTAAGACCTTCGATTGCTCTTTGTGATTTTTCTATAATAGTTCCTGTTGATGGTGACTCTGAAAATTTACAATATTGTGGGGTTTTACGTAGAGGTAGTCAAGTATTGGGAGCGGGTCAAACTTTTGAAAGTTTATATGACATTGATTTTTCTTCAGAATATAATTCAGAAGGTTTTCCAAATAGATTAAAAATTCCAAATTTTAATGCTAACGGAAGTTTAGTGAATTATACTATTTTAAAAAGAGAACCTGTGGTAAACGGTGTAACTAGAGTATTTAAAAAAGTTATATCACAAACAGACTCAAGACCATTTTTAGAAGTATTTTTACCTGAACAAAATGTCTTAGGTGTTACAAGTGTTCTTTTAAAGAACGGAAACAATTTTACAAATATTCCATCTGCTCAAGAATTTTTATCAACAGTTGATAGATGGTATGAAGTTCAAGCTTTAGCTGAGGATAGAATTTTTATACCTGACGTGACTAAAACATCAGATAATCCTGGTATTAAAGTTGGAAAATATTTACAAACAAATCAAAGATTTATTAGTGAATATACACCACAGGGGTTTCTTAAATTAACTTTTGGTGGTGGTAATCAATCTACCGATGAATTATTACGACAATATGCTTTAAATGGAATTACTTTAGATATCTCAAAATATCAAAATAATTTCTCTTTAGGTTCTACTTTAAAACCAACTACAACATTGTTTATTCAATATCGTGTTGGTGGTGGATTACAAAGTAATATAGGCGTAGGAGTTATGAATCAAATTGGAACAATTAATTTTTCTGTAAATGGACCTAACTCTCAACAGAATTTAAATACCATTAACTCTCTTCAGGTGAATAATGTTACTGCGGCAGTGGGAGGGGCGAATGCTCCAACAATCGAAGAAATTAGAAACTTAGTTGGATTTAACTTTGCTTCACAAAACAGAGCGGTAACTATTAATGATTACGAAGCAATTTTAAGAAAAATGCCTTCGATGTTCGGAGCTCCGGCAAAAGTTGCGATAACTGAAGAAGACAACAAAATCAAAATTAATATCTTATCTTACGACACCGAAGGTAATTTATCAAGTAATGTGTCAAATACATTACAAAGTAATATTGCTAATTACCTATCAAATTACAGAATGATAAATGATTACATTTTTGTAAATTCTGCTAATGTAATTGATTTGGCGTTTGATGTCTCAGTAGTATTAGATGCTAGTCAAAATCAGGGAACAGTTATTACAAACTTGGTTGAAAAGGTTCAAAACTATATGAGTCCATTAACAAGAGAAATGGGTTCAAATGTCTACATATCAGAAATAAGAAGATTAGTACAAGAAGAAGTTGGTGTGATAACTGTGACAGATATTAAAGTTTATAATAAAGTAGGGGGGCAATATTCATCATCTCAAACTTCACAAAGATATTCAAATAGTGATACTAAACAAATTGAACTTATTGATGATACAATATTTGCAGAACCGACACAAATTTATGATGTAAGATATCCTAATAAAGATATTCGAATCATAGTAAAGAACTTAACTGCTGTTAACTTTAGCTAACATCCTTTATTTTTATAAAAGTGTGTTTAAAATATTTATTTAAAAACACACATGCCGTCAACATATAGAATTAGAACAGAGTTAGGGGTAAACAAGACCATTCAGGTTAAGTTAGAACAAAATTACGACACTTTAGAGTTATTGTCTTTAACAATTTCGCCAAATAATTTATATACTCGTGCTTGTGCGAATTATGGTGTTGTTTGTGGTAGAGTTTTTTGTAATAATGGTTTTGGATTACCAAACGCAAGATTATCTATTTTCATACCTATTGATGAATTAGATATTACAAATCAAGATATTTCAGTTTTATATCCTTATCAGAGTATTAATGATATTAATGAGGATGGTTATAGATATAATTTATTACCTTATACACAATCTCATAGTGGACACGTTCCTGTTGGTACTTTCCCTGATAGGATTGACGCTCTAATTAACAAGACAGTAATTGAGGTTTATGATAAGTATTATCGATTCACAGTGAGTACAAACGACTCTGGTGACTTTATGATACTTGGAGTCCCGACAGGTCAACAGACGTTGTTTATGCAAGTCGACCTTTCTGATATTGGTGAGTTCTCAATGACACCACAAGACCTGATAAGAATGGGTCTTGCTACTGAATCACAAGTTGACGGAACAAGATTTAAATTTTCAGAAAATTATAATGAGTTACCTCAAATTATTAGTATTTCAAAAACAATACAAGTCTCACCATTTTACGGTGAACCTGAGATATGTGATTATTCAATCCAACAGGTTGATTTTGATTTAACCTCTGAAAAAAATGTAACGATATCACCTACTGCGGTTTTTATTGGTTCAATATTTTCAGCGAATGAAGGAACTAAAGTTACTAATACAAATAATAATGCTTGTAATGTTAAGAGGAACCTTGGTGAGATGTGTGATTTAATTCCTGGTTCAGGTCAAATATTAGCATTAAGACAGACAATTCGCTTAGATAATTTAGGTCTCCCAATTATCGAACAATTTACATTAGAGAATGATGGTAAAATTATAGACCAAGACGGTACTTGGGTAACTGAGGTACCGATGAATTTAGATTATGTTTATACTGATGAGGAAGGTAATAGAAGAATAAGTGATAATCCTAATATCGGTATTCCTACCAAATCAAAATATCGATTTAAAATTAAATGGGACCAATCACCACAATTATCAGAATCAACTAAACGAGGATATTTTTTAGTTCCAAACATTAAAGAATATGGTTGGATTAACCCTACAAATGACCCGAATTTACAAGACTTAGTTGATAGTATTTTCACCATTGAAATTCCTGCGGGGACAACAGAATCATTTATTTATAATTTGATAAATGAAAATGAAGCCACCGCATATGTTTTTAGACTTAATGAAACGGTTAACGTTAATAATTTAAAAATAACTTATCCTGACGGAACGGTCTATAATAGTCAAAATTTTAGTAACAATTTTATAGGTGGTTTTCCAAACTTTAATTTATTTTGGGAATCACCTGATTCCGAAACGGTAGCAACATTTATTTTTTACAAAATAAATTATACAAGATTTCAGTTAGAAGCGTCTTACGCTTTTAGTTTAGATTGGAATGATTACGCTAATGTCGATGATGCTTTGAGTTGTGAGGATACTTTTATGGAGTTGTATTTTAATAAGGTTTATACAATTAGTCAGATTATTGACAGGTACTCAACAGGATTAAGACCTAGTAAAACTGTTCAAATTAAAAATATTCAAGACCCAAGTTGTGACGGTAGTATAAATAAATTTCCAATTAATGATGTTTTTTTAAGAATTAATTTTAATTATATTTTTAATAATTTTTTACTTGATTTACTTAAATATATTTTAATTTCTTTAGTGCCGGCACTACATGTGTTAAGTTTTTTATGGTTAGTTTTAGCACCAATTATTGCGGTTATTCTATTAGTTGTTCAGTTAATAATTTTTATCATTTGTAATATAGTCAGAGGTATACAAAATATTTTTGGTAATTCTAATTTAGATTGTTCACCTCCTTCAGATTTCAGAAGTTTACTTCTTAATAATCCATTTAAAAATATAACATTATCTCTTTTACTTTATACCGAAGATGGTTGTGAAAGATGTAATTGTAAATCTGGTGAAATAACTGCTGATACTGATTTAATTGGTCAATTTACTCAGGTTCAAGAAGAGCAAGTTTCTATTTTAATGGATACTACGGGATTCCAAACTTATACCAACAATTCAAACGATGTAATTTATGTGTCCAATTTGATTGCTGGAAATGCTGGTGAAGATGGTTTAAAAAGAAGAACTCCCATAATTAAAGACAAATTAACATTAGTCACTGACCCTGATGCTGTAACTAGAACAATTGACATTGGATATTATTCACAATCTTTAACTTTTTCTGAAAGGTTAAATATGTTATCTTTTCCTGGTAGGTATTTTAAGGTTGGAGATAAACTAGACCCTTTGGGTATAAAAGTTTACATAGAACCAGAATTAAATACTAGTATTGGTTCATTTCCAATATTCGACAGTACAACCCAAACCGTTCAACAACAAATCGTTGTTGGTACATCAAAGTTTCATTGGGATAACGCGATGATAATCGCTTTGGACCCTGGAATTGATTTAACTGTTGGTGAAATCTTGAGTTTTCAAAACCCAAATCTTTCGAATGACCCAAACTATAAAAGAAACGAATCTTATCCTGCGTCTTCAGGTCTTACCCAATCACCTCCAGTTTTTAATGGTGAAAGTATTGTTGGTGGTCAAATTACTGTTAATTGGACCCGAACGTATAATTTTACGACTTTAGCTAATGGTTATCAAAATCCGGCAGGACCAATTAATGGAGCAGCAGGCGGAGGAGTTGCGGAACAAACAACTTATAATGTTTCAGCAATAACTGAAAACAATACTGTTACATCATTTGCTGCTGACATCGAATATTTTCAGGTGTTGAAAATTGGAAATTTAAACGATTTAAATCTAATTGCAGGTCTAAATGGTATAAATGGTGTATTAAATCAAAATCAATATTACCGTAGTCAAGGAAGTGATGATGATGGTGAAGTCAATTGTTTTTATCTGAGGTTTAATTATTATAATCCGACATTTGGTAGTGTTGGAGTTATATCAAATCCTGATAGTTATAAATACGCGATTTTAATGAGAGGTGTTGATGTCCATTCGCCAAGAGTTAAACAAAAAATATGGTTAGGTAGTTTATTTTCTAATCAAGTCGATGAATCAAATATTCCCAACGATGTTAATGAATCGGATGTTTATGTTGAAGGTTATTTCAAACTGAATATCCCATACCAACCAAATACTTCAACTATTTTAAACGAAGAACAACAACAAGTTCAATGTCGACACAATCAGCTTCAAACTAATAATAGTGTTGACCAATTCGGTGGACGTATTTTCTACCCGAGTTATATGTTTCAGTATTACGACACTTCGTATATACCATTTCAAAGTGACCTACATTTATATTACTCTGCTTACGACGCTAGAAATTTCCCAGGAAATATTTTAAATGTTGTTCCTGAATATGATGAACTCTACCTTACTACTGGTACTCAAACAACAACAGATTCGGGGTTTCTTAGAGTTGATTTTAGCAATTTTTTTACAGGTTCTCTTTCTATCTTAAAAAATTGTGGTCAAAGTGCTGCTGGTGGTAATAATAACGATTGTGATGATGATTTAGCACCTAATTTTCCACAAACACTCCAAAAAACATGGAATTTTTACGAGCAATTTGATAATTCCATATTTGGAGATTTTTTGGCGAATTATAGAATAGGACAAGTTGTTGAGGGAGGTTCTATGTATGCGTATAAGAACGGGAGAAATTTCTATGACAGTCCATGTCAAGGTGATACTGACGACCAAGATATGAAGATTCCGTCGAACATACCGACCATGAAATACCTTTCACCTTCATACCGAACAATAACATCACCTGGTACAACATATCCAACTGTAAACTTTAATAATAGACAAAGAATTGTTGTTAGGTCAAATAGAATGCCAACCTCAACAAACGAACAAATTTCAGGACCAAATAGTTTCCAATTACATCAGAATTCAAGATTTGCTGTCTACAGATTATCAGATACTGGTGGTGTACAGGAATTAGAAAACATAACACAATACCCAACAAATTCGGATAATGAATCGGCTTCCGCATTTGTTCCATTTACGAATGTTTTAGAATCTGTAAATAATTGTGAAAAAGCGGTTATGCTAAATTGTTATGGTACTGATGAAAATGGTAGTCCTATTATTAAAGACGACTGTCCGCAACTTATGGACCCTGACGGACCTAAAAAATTCTTTAACTATGGAACAGGATGTTATAATTTAATTTCGAGAGCTTTTGGTAGTTTACCAAAAGATTTGGAATTGATAAATGAATGGTCAAGTAGAAATAAAATTTCAAATGCAGTTTGTTTGGGGGTATTCTCACATAGTTTTTCCAACAATTGGATTAACGGAACTTTATTTGCCTATCCATTTGAAAATAAAAGATTTTTTGATTCTCAAAATCAACCTTATAGTATTTTTTGTAAAAGTTTAATTTATTTACATGAAACATCTCAGAATTTTTATTATAGAAGTTCTGCATGGGACGGGGATAGATTTTTAGGTAAACCATCGGTAGTTTATAATGAGAAACAAGTCGGTAACGAAAGGTATTTAGGAAGTCCGACAACTATTATGGATTTAGGGCCTAAAGATACCTTTATACAGGAATTAGTTAATACTGATGAATATGATGGGTATATTGTATCAAAAGTACCATCAACATCCTATAAAGATATTAGTGAAATATTTAATTTATTTGTTTTAAGTAGATTGGTAAATAATAGTTTTATTGAAAATTTATTAATTTCTCTTTTACCTGAAATTGTAATGGCGACGTTCTTTACAAATAAAAGATGGGGAGCGTTTAATGCTCTACCGGCATATGTTGATGGAGATTATTCACAGATGTTATCAATTAACTCTGAATTTGGAATAAGTGAATTTAACGTTTCAAATTACGCTCAACCATTAGACTCAGGATTTCAGTCGGTTTATTTTGGAGGGTCGGGAGCGTATCCTTTATTTGGAATATTCTTAACTGGTAACACACAAGATAGAGATTTTATCACACCGAGAAGAACTATATGGAATCCAAACGCCTCTATTAACCAAAACCCTGATTATAACTTTAGTCAAATACCAGTGAAAACTCAAACAGTGCCATTTTATCAGTGGAAATTAGATAACCAAAACTACTCTAGTATTGGACAGTATACAATTTTTGGTAATCAAAATAACAATTGGGTTACGGATTCACAAGTAACACCACCTAATTTCTTTTCTTATGGATATCAGAATATGGATAGACTTAATCCAGCTTCAAATTATTTTCAACCTGACGGTAATAACTCTAATTATTTTAGAGCAACATTAATTAATTTCTCAAGTGGTATACCGACAATTGCTCTTCCACAGACATTTAGTAATAATACAAGTTTTGTTGTTGGAGCTCCACAACACTTTTATTTTGGTTTGGTAAAAGGAGGAAGTGCTATTGATAAGTTTAGAATAAAATACGTTAATACAGAATTAATAATTGAATAAATCTAACGAAATAACTATAGTAAAAGGTTCTGCAAGATATGCGGGAGCACCCGATATTGATTCTAAAATATCAGTTGAATTAAACTCAACATTAAAGGAGATGACTGAATATGACAGAAATCTACTTGTTGATTTAGAAAATTTATTTGATAGAGAAAGACAAGAGTGTGATACTTTTGTCCCGACATGTAAGTTTACATTTATATTTGAAAATTCATATAGTGGACTTACAGGGCCTAAAACTGGCCCTTACGACCCGATTAACAGAAATCTTTATTATGTTAATCCTTTATACTATCGTCTTTTACAAAATGACCAACAAGACCCAAGTAATGAGATTGCGTGGGGAGGATTTCCACAATATTATGAGTTTGATTTTATAAGAACAGATTCTAATGTGGTTGGATATACCCAACCACTTGTAGGTCAAACTCCTCAGTATCATATCTTATTTGACGCTAAAGAACAATCATACTATAATTGGTTTTTTCATTTAAGCTATCCGTCTGAAAAATATTTTAATCAATCGATGGAATATCAGTTTGAAGATGGTGAAATATTTACATGGACTGTTTCTCAGGGAATTCCTTTTGTCATTTCAAATGATAAATTTAATGGTCAGCCTGTTATTATCTTTAAATGTGCAATGGACCACGGATTAAGTGTTGGAGAAAGTGTTGAACTTTCTTTAAATTGTGATGGTGTTAATATTTTTGATGTTTATAGGTTAGGCGATGGATATACTAATTCTGAAACAAATGTTTTTATGATTTTTAATATTGGTTTCTTATGTGATATCTTTTTTGATGGACAAAAAGGAACTTTAAAAAGAATTACAAATAAAGAAAATTTAAATGAAAGTAAATCAGAATATTATGTTAGAAGACATAAAATTATTACAAATTATACTGACGCTATCTTAACTAACACCGCTTTTGAAAATAACGCATTTAGAAAAACCACCAAATTTGAGACAAAGTCATTAACACCAAATTTAAGCGCTCGAACATCACTAAAAGAAGGAACACAAAGTTATAGTTTATCGTTTAAAAATACATTCTCAATAGATGGATTAAAAGATAATTTAAATAGACCTCTAACTGAATTATATGTTACATCTGTTAATCGAGGAAGATTTGGATTTTTTAATCCATTAAAAAAAGGATGGGGGTTTAATCTTGGTCCTGAATTAAATACATGGTGGGGTAATCCAAACAATGAAACAAATATAACTCAAACGAGTTTTAATAGACCTGGACCATTTATTACAGATTCATTCGGAAATCCTGCTGGAACATTAATAACATTTTATTATAATAATCCATTAGAAGTTGATGATTTAATTGATGGGGATTTATGTGAATGGAATGATACCACACAAGAAGAGCAAGTTTTAAGTTTACATTATCATAAAATAACATTTAATCCTAAAGTTTTTGATGTAAAACCAAATAGTTCTTTGGGCTATTATTATAATACACATTACAAGTTTCAGTTAAGAACATTTTCATCTTATATCGAAAATGTTGATAGAGATGTTTTGGTATATAATCTACCAAGTTATAGTTATTACTCGGCCTATAACCAAAAGTTTTTTTGGAGAGATATTTACACGTATGGATATATTGATGTTGATGGTGTAGGTGTAGACAATCCATTTTTAAATAATAAACACTATTTGTTTGAAGATTTTATTTTCAGATTGATACCTGAAGGAAGTAGTATCAATGAAAATTCAACATTAGTTAATGACCCATTAATCGACGATTGTGAATAAAATTAAATTAACAAATAAAGATATTAATAGAAATATTAATATCCCAATTAATATGAATTGGGATTTCTTGGATAGAGAAGATACTTTAATTAAGTATGAAGAAGAAGTTCTAAATAAAATTTTGGGATTTCCAAATGATTACGAGGTTAGAAGATTTGAAATGTTTCAAAATCCTAATAATGATATAACCTCATCATTAACATATAATTTTAATTTTAAATCAACAACTAATGATGATTGGGTTTTAAATTATTCTGATTCAGGTCGATTTACTCAGAGAGAACTTTATAATAACACAAAAATATACGACAAATCTTTTTTTAAATTAGATTTTTACGATACAACAAATCCTCAAACAAAAAAAAATTATTTAACAATAATTCTTAATAAAAGACCAAATAAAACAACATATACTTTTCCAAATCAAATCACTCCTGTTGAAATTGATTTACCATCATTTACTTTAAATTACAATAAAAATCAAGAGGGATTTTTTATTTATTGGTTTGATGACCCATCAATCTTAAACATTAGTACTTTGTATATGACAGCAAAGTTCTTCGATGCGTCAAACGGACAATTTACTTCTTTTACAACAAAAAAACAAACAACATCAACAACACCATATCGTTTAGGAACTGATTTTTTTAATAGAAGAGTTAGTTTTAATTATGTTGATAGCACATATAAAATAACACTTATGGACCAACCGGCAACACAAGAAAATGTTATCGAATGGTATGAGTATATAAACCCATCAATATAATGGAAATTTTTAAAGTTAAAATATCACCTGAAGTTTTAAAAGACGATATTGTTTATGAAACATATAGTGGTTATACATTTGGTGTTTACAGTGGATTAACAAATATTCTTAAAGGAGGTCCTGATGGTTCTTCTTTATTGACAGGTCTTACCATACCAATTTTATTAAAACAAAAATATCAAGATATTGGATACTATGATGGTTTTGATGGTAAGATAAAACAAGAAAATATGTCTGCAAATTTTTTGTTTTATTCTACAATAGAAAATCCATATACTTTTAAAATACTTAATACTTCAGATAATGAAAATGTTTATTTGTTTAACTCGACCTACCAAGTTGATTGGGGGGACGGAACAACACAAACAATTACCACATTTTATCCTGAGGAAATTACACATAACTATTCAGGACCTTTACCTGAACCGACAGGTTATACAATTACATTAACACAAACAAACTTATGGGGTGTAATTCAAGTCAAAAAGAATATTGTTGTTCCATACTCAGTCGCTCAAAATACTGACCAATATGGAACCGTAACATTTGCTAACACTAATGGAAGTTGGAGTGCAACTCCGTCATCATATAATTTTATTTTTACAGGAGATGCTTATAATCAGTTAGCATATCAAGTAAGTTCTTTCTATACTGAGGTTCCATTTTTCGTAACAGGATATACTACATCAAGATTAAATGATTTGGGAACTTATGGACCAAGTCAATTTGTTGTTGGACAAACAGTTCCATTACCACAAAGAGAATATGGTATGGTTGAATCCATGAGTAGTGCTTATACTGCGTATACTATAAACGGAACAACCTACCAAGATTATCCTGACGGAACAACAATTTTTGTATTACCATCTTCAGGTATGACTTCAGATATGTTTTCAGTTAGTGCAATTACTAAAAATGAAGCGTTAATGAATGTTATTGACCAACCTCAGTTATATAATTCAATTTTTGTTGAACGTGGTAAAAATTCAGGGGTTGAAAACTTTTTGAGATTAGGTGAAGTTTCTAATTTAAGCGATTTGTTAAATTATGGATATAACTATTTCATTATAAAACAGGGATAAGAAATTTAAATTTAACTATTTATAAAAATAAACTACTAAAGCAATAAGAACTTGGCAACTGGTAATTACGGAACTATAAGATTGGCAGACGTTAGTCCTGCTGATGTTGAAATAATATTAAATTATACACCATCAAGAGATGACACCCAAGGGTTTGTTTTGAAAAAATTAAACTCACTTGAGTTATTGCGTCCTTACTTTAGTAATTCAAGTGTTGGTGGGACTACTACGGAGATATTAGGAGGATTGTATAATCTTACATTACCATCAACTGAGTTTAACAATTTGGGGATTTACACTTTGATGTTACGTCCATCTCAAATCAGAACATCAATTACTGATTGTGGAGTTTTATCTGCGTTACCAAATGTGAGAGGTATTATTATTGACTTAAATAATGTTCCATCAGAGTATCTAAACAAGTTTGTTAATCAAGGATTAGTTGGATATAGGATTGAATACCTTAATAATGACGGTTCTAAAGTTACTAATTTTTTTAGAATAATAACTTCATCTTTTTATTGTGAGGCAATTTTAGCAAACACTAATAATACAAGTGATAAGGCGGTAAGATATAGATACACAGATAGTGAAACTAATCTAATGTTCTGCACAGTATCACCAAGTTCATCACCATCAAATAAACCAAACGTTACACCATTCATTGGTTCACCAGGACAAAATGTTATTATTACTAATACATTTTTTGACCCTACAGTAATTGAGGTTGAGATTGTAGAATATGACACATCAAGTTTAGCGATTGCTCTTTATGGTAATCAAACTAAATCTATTGAAGATGGTATATACACAATCTATGATAGTGATAATAACATTTATAAGCAATATAACTTGTACGAAATTAGAGACCAATTTAATGAACTTCTATATGAAGTTAGACAAGATAGAAATAATAATATTGATTTCACTAAAAACTTTGACAATATCATTGCTTAATGGCTAATTACACTTGTCCACCGCAAAGACCATCAGGTTCGGGAACATTTTCGAATAACTTAGTCGGTTTACAAATAACCGATGGTGGTGGACTAACGCAAGGTAATTTTACATTTACAAGTGTTATAACTGAAAAAACTAATAGGAACTTTTCGGTTGGGGTATTTTCAGAACCAATTTCATTAGAAACTCTTGGGTTTGAAGATACGGTACAAGCAAGGTCAATATTTGATAATAATTTTAAATTATATCCAAACTTTGACGAAACAGATGTTACAAATTTTGTTGGTTATGGTTCATTATCAAAAAGGTTTGAGTCTGCGGTTACAAATATTATAAATTATTTTCCGGCGTCTATTGATGTGTCAAAATATCGACCAAATTTTACAACAGGTGCTACGGCAACAGGTATAACATACAACGTTAATGAAAATGAAACAAAACTCATTATTCCGTTAGAAACAGTTAGAAATCCTTTTTCAGTAAATTATACAACAACTTCAACACAAACAATTAATAGTTTAGAATTTAGTGTTTCAAAGTATAGAGATATGTCTAAAACATTTTTAAGTTATGTTTTAGTTTTAAATTCAAATTATTATCCTCTTACATTTATGGACCCAAGTACTTCTATAAGTGCTGGTACATTAACAATTTATGTTCAGGGTAATCCTTTTTCGGGATTGTCGACGTATAGTGAATTCTTTTTAATTAGACCAAACGATACAATTGTCAATGAAGTTTTTAATTTAGAATTAGGTGAAGTTGAAGAAATTTTATTGAATAGAATGGTTACACCTATCTATACTTATGTAGCGACAGTCCCATCAATTTCTGATTCTGGATTAATTTATAACGCAACACAAACAGTTACTTTTCCATTAGACGGTCCTTGGAATTTAGATATTAGAACAAATGCATTTATTACTTATATTGAAAGTTTACAATCATTAGGTTTAGATTTTGATAACTACAGGACAAATATCATATCTAGATTTTATACAACAAATGCGTTTAAAGATTTTGATACATCAGACCAAAAGGTTGACAAGGTATTAAAAATATTTGGAAGAAGTTTTGATGAAACAAAAAAATATGCTGACGCTATTCAACATGTTACATCTGTAAATTACAATGTTGGTAATGATATTCATTCAGGACTTCTTACAAAATTTGCGGAAACTTTAGGGTGGAAAACAAACATATCACCAATAGCTGATTCGGCTTTTTTGGAATCGGTTTATGGAACTACTGAAAATGCGTTTCCGGCTTATTCGACAAGTGAAACTAAATTAGATTTAAATTACCAATATTATAGAAATTTAATATTAAATTCGGCATATTTGTTTAAATCCAAAGGAACTAGAAAGGCGATAGAATTTCTTTTAAATTTTATCGGAACACCACAAGCGTTACTTGAATTTAATGAAAATGTTTATTTGGTTGATTCCAAAATAAACATGGATAGATTTAATCAATTATATCGAAGTATTTCAGGTGGAACTTACGCTCCACAATTTCCGGCTTTAGACTCAACGAATGTTTATGGGTTCTTAGGTAATACATACACTGGTTATACTACACAACAAGTTGTTGAAGAAGTAACTACATCTAGAAACGACTACCCTGTGGATAATGAAGGATATCCAGCCAAACCAACATATAGTAATGATTACTTTTTTCAAAAAGGGGAAGGTTGGATACAATCAACACCACAACATAGAAGCCCACAAATTGTTTCTATAAATACAAATACATTTACTGGGCAAAATCTTAGTATACAAACAAGTTTAGAACCTTTTACTTATGGTGAAAAATATTTGGAAAGATTTAGAGATTTTCCATTTATGGAACTTGGGTTTTCAATTAAGAAAGAAAGTGATAACAAAAAAAGTTGGTATGACCAAACAAGTGATTTACGAAAAAACACGGATAACTTATTTGACGCTTATTATACTGTTAGTGATGATAGATATGTTTTAAATGTTAAGAATACTGATATATTTTTAAATCCTGCACAAGCGTTGGCTTATGATGTTTGGTATATGTCTAACACACAAAATTACCCAATACCATTTACAGGGTTATCTTCACCATATCCACAAATAGGTGGTACGGACTGGACGTTTATTAATCCTCAACCACAAATAGAAAACTTCTTTGAGTTTTACAAGACGTTTTGGATGAACATGATTAATGTTAGAAATAGACAAATTTCATCTGACGGTAAAACAAGTGGATATCCAACTTTACAATCTTTATTTTGGAAATACTTAACGATGTATCAAGATGTTGGAATTCAAAACAATAATTTCACATACCAAAATATGATAAACTATATTAATGGTTTAGGTTCATTTTGGATTAATTTGATAGAACAATTTGTCCCGGCTACTACAATATGGAACACAGGAACAAAATTTGAAAATTCTATTTTCCATAGACAAAAGTTTATTTATAGGATGCAAAAAGGATGTCAAATTGTTTTACAGGAAATTGTTGGACCAGTATCAACAGGAACTATTAGCACTAACAATTGTAATAGTGTAACATTCCCACTTCCAATACCGACAATAAATGATTTAGGTTCGGCACTTAGTAACGCTTCCGAAGATTTAGCAATTCAAGAAGGGTTTCAGGATGGTTATACAACGGTATCTGCTTTGTATGGTTTTGAATTTACAATAAGTAATTTTAATGGGACAAACTCATATACGTTTACTTACAACGATTCCGCTTATTATTACACCCCTAATTTATTACCTACTAACGCACAATGGACTAATATTATAAATCAAGGTATATTGTATTTTGCAAGTTCAGGACAACTAAATGACGCAGGAATTCAAATTATTCTTGATTCAAATGATAATGTTATTAACATAGTAACACTATCGTGTGAATTCAGTGATTGGGAAATATCTGATTTCTCGATATTAACACAAGTATCAATTCAAGGACCATAATGAGTTATAGTATTACACTTACAGGAGATTGTTCAAATAACAATAATGGAGCGGTAAATATACAATTTTTTACCCCACCACCAACTATTATTAGTTGGACTGATAATAAATTACCTACTCAGACATTTACGGGTAATAGTATTACGTATAGTGGATTAAGTGCTGACACATATTCTTTTTCATTTACATCTTCTACTGTTCCAGTAAATAATATTTACGGACCAATAAGTTTTATAGTTCTTTCATCAACTACCGCTAATATTACCACAGGGTATCAATCAAGTTGTTCTCCAAGTAATGGTTATTTAACTGTTGATGTTAACTTGGATATTTTTGATACTGAATTATATCCGACATCTGTTAATATTAATTTATATAAAGATTATCAATTTTACGAGACCATAATTGGTAGTGGTAGTCTAACGTCTTTCTTTAATTTAGGTGAAGGTATGTATTACGCATCTATTTCAGGAAATGGTTTTTGTAATTGTGAGACTGAATCAGTTGTTATACATCCAAATACGGAGTCTTTAGACTTTAATTTTTATGTTGTTAATAACCCTGCTTGTTCAGGTGTTGATGGTAAGATATATGTAACAGGTATAACTGGTACACCTCCATATACATACATTTGGTCTCAAAATATTGGATATACCGGAGCAACTACATTAGTTACAGGTGTAACTCAAGGAACGTATACTTTAACAATAATTGACGGGGCAGGTTGTGAATTGTCAAAAACTGCAGCAGTTGGTTCAGCACCATTTATTGGGTTGATTAGTTATGAAGTTACACAACCAACTTGTTTTACTTCTGATGGTGTTTTAGACATTTATTTGTCAGGTGGGACAGGACCTTATTTTTATTTATTAAGTAATGGTGATTCTGTTACCACGTATAGTTCTTCAGTTTCTTTCTCAGGGTTAAGTGCTGGTTTATATAGTCTGAGTGTTACCGATGTTGCTCTTTGTACTTTTACATCATTCTTTACGTTATCAACACCTAAAGTTTTCACATTTATTTCTGCGGATGTTATTAATTCACAATGTCAATATAACGGTGGTTCAATTGATATTACTCTTTTAGGTGGAACTCCACCATATTATTACACTTTAGATAATAATAGTGGAACAACTAATAATGTCTCAAGTTTAATTACAACAAATACTTTTTCAGATTTATCATCAGGAACCTATACTCTTACAATATCTGACTCAAGTAGTGCGTGTACTTACTCACAAAATTATAATGTTCTTAATGAAACCTCGTTTAATTTTTCATTAAGTGCTCGAAGTAATTATTGCACTTACAATAGTGGGGCAATTCAGGTTGATGTTACACCAAATACTACTGCAGATACATTCTATACTTATTCTATTTCAAGTGGGTTTAGTTCCGCTCCGACAACGGCAACAACATATGTATTTAACAATTTACCACCTGATACATATGATATAACAATTTCAGATTCTACAGGATGTACTCAAAATAGTTCAGTGGTGGTTGATTATCTTGCTCCTTATAATTTGGTTCTTTACGGTACTGATTGTGGGACAGGTAGTGGGGGAACAATAAGCGCGATGATTAATGAAACGGATGGTCCATTTGATTTGACATGGAGTGATAATGTTAATGGTCAGACAGGGGTTTATATTACAGGTTTAACTGCCGGGACTTATTCTTTGGCGGTTAGTGGAGTGAATAATTGTGAGACAACAAAATACTTTACAATTAGTTGTAATCCTCCGAGAACGGCTAGTTCAACTTACTCCTATTCAATGGGAACTAAATCTTACATACCATCTTCATTCTTGAATTTCTCAAATATGTTATCGAAAGGTTATTTGAGTTTAATCGACGGACATACAAGTTGTAAACTAAATTATGCTAGATTTTTCTGTGATGTTGAATTAAACAACATAACTTATTCTGGTTCATTTTACACTTCTAAAACACTTACAAGTGTTCCCACATTAAGTGCGTTTACAAATGGTATAGGTTATTTATTTGACACAATTCCTGATTTAAAATCATATGAGATTAACCTTGATACTAACACAATAAATGTTGAATCAGATGTTGTTGGTGGTGTTGAAGTTTATAAGGATGAAGTATTAACAATTACTGTAAGAATAGTTTATAAAATTTCATGTCTAACATAATCTAACAAAAACTATTTATGTTAGATGAGTTTAGTAACAATTAGCAATTTATCGGGTATTCCTCCTTACCAAGTTTCTGTCTGTGATATCTTTCAGTTTTCTTGTGTTACGGTAACAACAATTTACGATTATATTCCTCCGGCATATTCTTTTTATTTACCAAGTGGTTTTAATAATGCTCCGAAAGTATTAATTAAGATTGTCGATTCTACGGGGTGTATTTTTACAAGTGAGTATGAATGTTTAACACCAACTCCAACACCGAGTATTACTCCGTCAATTACACCTACGATTTCACTTACACCTTCTAATACTCCGACACCAAGTATTACTCCATCAGTTACTCCAACATTATCGATTACTCCGACAATTACTCCGACACCAAGTATTACTCCGTCGATTACACCTACTAATACTTTAACACCAACACCTACTGTGACACCTACTTTAACTCAAACTCCTGAAGTTGGAAGATATGCTTATTTATTTATTGAACCTTATTCTGGTTCGTCATCTATTGGAAGTTATATGAATTCTATAGGTTCATCATTCTATGGATTTACAAATGCTACAAGACCAAGTACTTCGGCATCTACGTTCCAAACGGATATGCAAAACTATGTTAATTTCTCGGGATGGTCAACAGGTTTATTCCCACAAGTAATAAGACAAACGATACCTCAAACAACGGGAGGACTTGATAGTTATGGTAATCCAAGAATTGCATACAATTTCTTAACAACACTTGTTCCTGAAAATTATACCCAAAGTAAGGCTTGGTATACTTGGATAATACCAACTAATCTTACAAATAACAAATACCAAATGGAAATTGATTTGGGGATTGTTAATCCGAATGTGTTTACGAGTTATAAAATGGAACCAACCATTTATCAAAATACGTTTACATATGTTGGTCCAACCATTGCAAATACAACATATAGGGTTTATACAACATACCCATCAACTTCGTTTGAGATAGATAATACTTACGACCTTTATTTTAGAGGAAGTAAGGTTGATATATAATTATAGTAAATGAGTTTCCCATATAAAAATCCAATATCGTCTATCCAACTAAATGGGACACAAAGTGTACCAAGAAACAATACGTATGGCACTACTTTCAGTGTTAACAATACGGGTGGTTACATGGAGGTTTTTAGTTTATCTGACCTTTATTATACAATACCAACAGGAACAACGGGAAGTATTGAATATTCGGGTAATACCATTCCTATTGAGTTTACAAAGGGAACGGGTGCCGCTTGGTCTCCTGATGTAATTACATTAGCTTCAGATAATATTTCATCAGGTAGAAGACGACTTGGTATGTTGGCTTATGTTTATGAGGTTGACCAAGTTTATCAATATCATATTAATAATTACGAGACGTTATTTAATGCTGCTACGGCTAGTACAGGATGTGCTCAGGTATCTGATTTTGGAACAACGATAAATAATAAAACTGCTGCGGGTCAGTCGTTTATTAATTCTTGGACTGCAAATACTATTGAAGATGTAAGTGGTACGACATATAGCACTGCGGTATGGAGAAAGTTTCCAGCACGTACTGTTAGAGCTTGGGGTTCATTTATTTCTACCGTTAGTCAATACGTAACAAGTACAACGACCGCATATTCAATGAGTGCCGCAACACAAACATCAGGAAATGGTGTTAGCGTTTCCGCAAATACAAGATTTATTGTTGCAAGTGCGGGGACATACAATTTACAATTTTCTTCTCAATTAGAGTCAACAGGTGGAGGCGCTGCTCAAACTATGAACATATGGTTGGCAATAAATGGTTTTAATGTTGATAATTCAAACACAGCTATTGTTGGAAATTCTAATAATGGAAGAAGTGTTGCGGCATGGAATTTTGTAGAACCATTAAACGCTGGTGATTACATGGAATTAAAGTTTTGGGTTAGTGATATCAGATTAGGATTTGCATATGATGTAGCACAATCTACTCCGACCAGACCGGCAATTCCATCAGTAATAGTAACGGTAACACAAGTGTAAAGATATATTTATAATATAACATGGCAACATCAAGACCCTTCGCATATAACACAGGTTCAACAATTACAGGAACAGAACAACTTGGAAGTATTGCTATTGGTACGCCAACAAGTGGTTTCACATCCACAGGTTTAAGATGGTGGAGTGGACCTGACGAAGATTTAGGTTATGTTATTGCCCATACAGTACCTTCAGGAACACAACCAAATCCTGTAGGAGTTCCGGCTTACATCGGTTTTTGGAGAACACCAAGTAAGACAGATAATAACTTTATTAGTTTATCACAGTATGTTTCAAGTTTTACAGGGACAGCGCAAACATTTGCAAGTACTTCAGCGGCTAAAACATGGTTAAACTCAGCTGGATATTGGACATCTTACTCATCTTCTATCGTTACCTCAGGACTCATATTAAACTATGATATTAGTAATACATCAAGTTATCCTGGAACAGGAACCACAATTACGGATTTAACAGGTAGTAGTAATGCGACACTATACAACTCTCCGACATACACATCATCAGGTGGAGGTTATCTAACCTTCAATGGTAGTAATCAATATATAGGAACTAATACCGCATTAGGTTCAAAATTAAACCCGGCTAACTCATCTACCGTTATCTCAATCTTTGTATGGGTTTATCCTATGGATAATGGTGTTATTGTACAGGAAATTGGACAAACAACACCAAATACAGGATGGCATGATTCACAGATAGAAATGGTTGGGGGAACACTTAGGTTTTCTGTATGGCAGAACCAACCTGGTTTTGCGTCAACTATATCTACACCTTTAAACAATTGGTATTATGTTGGATTTACATATAACGGAACAAATTTAATTGGTTATGTTAATGGAGTTTCTGCAGTAACTAGTGGGACCATATCAAGAGCCACACCAGGCGCTAATTTATATTATGCGATTGCACATGATGACGCAACAAATTTAGGTGACGGAACTTTTTCTAATATGAGATTTGGTGGAATGCAAATTTATAACACAGCATTGTCTAATGAAAATGTATTAACAAATTATAATGCTCAAAAATCAAGATTTGGATTATAAAATACAAAACGTATTATTATTTAAACTTATTAATTTATTTCTTTAATTTTTATTTAAAATTAATACTTTTTGTGTAAAACATTTACATGAAAATTTTTATACAAGTTGCTTCTTACAGAGACCCCCAACTAATCCCAACTATACAGTCAGCATTAGAAAATGCTAAACGACCTGAAAACTTAGTTTTCGGTATTGCTCGTCAGTATCATCCTGATGATAGTTTTGATAATTTGGACGAATACCGAAACGATGAAAGGTTTAGAATAATTGATATTCCTTATACAGAATCCAAAGGAGCTTGTTGGGCAAGAAATAAGATACAACAAGTATATCAAAAGGAGTCATATACTCTTCAAATTGACTCACATATGAGGTTTGCTCAAAATTGGGATGACGAGATGATTAAGATGATTAAACAACTTCAAAAGAAAGGATATAAGAAACCATTATTAACAGGTTATGTTTCATCCTTTGACCCTGACAATGACCCTAACCTACGTGTGAACGAACCTTGGAGAATGGCGTTTGATAGATTTATTCCTGAAGGTGCGGTTTTCTTTTTACCTGAGACAATTCCTGGTTGGCAAAATTTAACTGAACCTGTTACCGCAAGGTTCTACTCGGCTCACTTTTGTTTTACTCTTGGTAAATTTGCTAAAGAAGTTCAACACGACCCTGAGTTCTATTTTCATGGTGAAGAGATTTCAATTGCTGCAAGAGCTTACACTCATGGATATGATTTATTTCACCCACATAAAGTTTTGATTTGGCATGAATATACAAGAAAGGGAAGAACCAAACAATGGGATGACGATAAAGAATGGGTTGATAAGAATAATTTTGCTCACAAAAAAAATCGTTCTCTATTCGGTATGGATGATGAGGAAGATATGAAACACGGAAAGTATGGTTTTGGTAAAGTTAGAAGTTTAAGAGACTATGAAAAATATTCAGGACTTTTATTTTCAAAGAGAGCTGTTCAACAATACACATTAGATAAGGGTTATCCACCAAATCCAAATAACTTCAATTCAGAAGAAGAATGGTTAAAATCATTTACATCAGTATTCAAACATTGTATTGATATTGGGTTTACTCAAGTACCTGAAAAAGATTATGACTTTTGGGTTGTTGCATTCCATAATGAATTAGATGAAACCATTTACAGACAAGATGCTGATAAAGGTGAAGTTGATAGAATGTTAAGAGACCCTGATGGTTATTGTAAAGTTTGGAGAGAGTTCTTAACTGATTCAAAACCTAAATATTGGGTGGTTTGGCCTCACTCGGAATCTAAAGGATGGTGTGATAGAATAACAGGAAATTTATAAGATATGAAATTTACATTTACTACTTTTTGTTTTGGTGAAAGATATTATAACCAAGTTAATAGATTTATTGGTGATATCGTAGAATCAGATTATAAAACAAATTTGGTTGTCATTACCGATGACCCAAGTAAGATTAATAATCAAGAATTTGTTCACGCCTTCAACATTAATGATTTTAATCCAAATTATTTGGAGTATGCTAAAAACTACTATGACTTTGATTTTTCAGTTAAAAGATATTCGTTAAGAGCAGCTTTAAGTATTGGTTTTACTAAAATCATATTAGTTGATTGTGATATGAGAGTTAACCCATCTTTCTTTAATGAAGAAAAGATTTTGGGGGCGTTTGATGAGAATTGTTTATCAGGGCCAGTTACCTATAATTTTCACGAACAAGTTCATACTAATAGTGAATTAGGTAGACGATTACTTGAGTATGAGAAATACTTTAATCATGAGGTTGATAAAGATAAGTTGGAGGTTATGCCTGAAGATTGTATTCAATACTTGAGTATTGATGAAGATAAGTTTAATGGTTTTTTAGATACTTGGGACAAGTGTATTGAATATAAAAAAGAAAAAGGTTTGAGAAACATACCCGCTGGTAACATAGATGAGATGTGTTTTTCAGCATTATTTAATGGAATTGAAATAAAAAATAACGCTTATAAAGCATCAAATATAATATACGCAGAACATGACAAATGGTACTAAAATAATTTCGGCAATTTATGAATTAAAATATGTTGAAGGGATTAATAGTGAGAGATATAAAAATTTTCCATTATTGGTCGCGACGATTAAAAATATAATTTATCCTGAATATCGTTACGTAATTTATACTGACCAAAATTCATATGATAAATTTAATTTAAAGTATGAATTTAATTTTCCAAATGTTGAATTCAAGTTTAAAGAATTAAATACATCTGAAACTTGTGAATTAATTGATAGAATTAGAACTCAAGAATTATCAGGTGGAATTAACTATGATAGAATTTATTGTGTAAACAATTATTTGGAAGTTGTTTTAAATAAACTTAAATTCTTAATTGATGAGTCACATGATTGTGATAATATCTTTTGGATTGATGCCGGATTGATTGGAACATCTTGTCACGATGGGTGGAGAGATTACATGGCTCCGTTAATTAATTCAAAAAACTTTTTGGATAAGGTGGTTGATAAGATAAACCAACATGGGTTTATTCATTTAAAAGGTAATTCAATTGTTATGAATTATGAAACAGTTGCTAAGTTTAATGACCTATTTGGTGTTGAATTAAAGGTTGTTCCTGGATGTCTATTTGGTGGAACATCAGAAAAAGTTAGACATATTTTAGACGAATATTTAGACATTTTTAATCAATACTTAACTACACATAACCAACTTATTAGTGAACAAGAGGTTCTTACTGCTATTACAGGTAAACATTCTGATAAATGTTATGCTTTTGAGTTTGGAGATTGGTTAGACTTACAAAGAGCATTTTTAGACATTTTAGACATTTATGATGAAACAAAATATGTAAGGGAGAAATGTTATGTTTAGTCTTAATATTGTTTGTACTTCTATTGGAAGGGAAACCCTACCAAGATTGATTGAGTCATTCAAAGACCAATTAGATACAACTGATATTTTTACAATAATATCTGATATTAATCACGAATTTGTTTCAGAAGTATTATCAAGATATGAGTTTAAATTCAAAGTTAATCACATATTAAATCAAGGCGAACAAAAGTGGAAATACGGACATCCATTAATTAATGAAAACATTAATTCATTAGAAGGTGATTTTATAATGTTTGCCGATGATGATGATAGATACACTGAAGAAGCATTTAAAGTAATCAAAGAAACTATTAAAGATAAAAACAAATTATACATATTCAAACACAATTGGTTAGGTGATATTAATTGGAGATTAAAAGATTTTACAAGAGGTAATGTAGGTAAATGTATGGGAGTGATTCCAAATACACATAATTTACCGATGTTCCAAGAAGATGTTTTTGGAGATGTTATTTTTTATGAAGAGATAGGTAAAGTGTTTGAAAGTGAATTTGTTGATTACATAATCTATAAAGTTAGACATACGGAATGAGTAATATTACATTAGTTACAGGATTGTGGAATATTGGAAGGGAAAATCTTGAAGAAGGTTGGTCTCGTTCTTTTTCACATTATTTAGAAAAATTTGAACAACTATTAAAAGTTGAAGAAAACTTAATAATTTTTGGTGAAAAGGAATTGGAGGAATTTGTTTGGGAAAGAAGAGACCAAAGTAATACCCAATTTATTTTAAGAGATAAGAGTTGGTTTGTTGAAAATGACTTTTACAATAAAATACAAGAAATTAGAAATAATCCTGAATGGTATAATCAATCAGGGTGGTTAAAAGAATCAACACAAGGTAGATTGGAAATATACAATCCACTTGTTATGTCAAAAATGTTTATATTAAATGATGCAAGGATTTTTGATAAGTTTAATTCAGAGTTTTTATTTTGGATTGACGCTGGACTTACAAATACTGTTCATCCTGGATATTTTACACATGATAAGGTTTTAAATAATTTAAGTAAGTATATTGATAAGTTTACATTTGTTTGTTTTCCATACGATGCAAGTAATGAGATACATGGATTTTCATACCCAAAGATTAATCAGTGGGCTGAAGATGATGTAAAGAAAGTTGCTCGTGGTGGGTTCTTTGGTGGGCCGAAAGAAACCATATCACAGATGAATGGTGAATACTATAACCTATTGAATGATACACTATCAAGTGGGTACATGGGAACGGAAGAGTCAATATTTTCAATAATGGTTTATAAGTTAAGTGAATACATAAATTATTTTGAAATTGAATATAATGGTTTATTTGGGAAATTCTTTGAGGATTTAAAAGATGATGTTTTAGTTAAAAAGACAGAGTTTGTTAAAATTCAAAATGATTTAGATATAGATAAAGTTGCGTTGTATGTAATAACATTCAATTCACCAAAACAATTTGAAACATTAATTAAATCTATGATTGAATATGATAGGGATTTCTTGGACAAACCAAAGAAATTTTTATTGGATAACTCTACAGATTTATCAACAACTGAAGAATACTTAAGACTTTGTAAAGAATATGACTTTGAACATATTAAAAAAGATAACATAGGCATTACAGGTGGAAGACAATGGACTGCTGAACACTTTGATGAAACAGGGTTGGACTATATGTTATTCTTTGAAGATGATATGTTTTTTTATTCAAAAAAAAATGAAGTATGTAGAAATGGGTTCAACAGATATGTGAGTAATCTATATCAAAAAAGTTTAGAGATAGTTAACAAAGAAAACTTTGATTTTTTAAAATTAAATTTTTCAGAGTTTTATGGTGATAATAGTACTCAGTGGAGTTGGTATAATGTTCCACAAAATTTCAGAGAACAACATTGGCCAAAAAACCCAAGATTACCTCAACATGGTTTAGACCCGAACGCTCCAAAAACAAAATTTAACGAGATAAAAACACATAAGGGTTTACCATATGCTTCAGGTGAAATTTATTTGTGTAACTGGCCTATAATCCTTTCAAAAAGTGGGAGTTATAAATGTTATTTGGAGACAAAATATCAACACCCATATGAGCAAACTTTAATGTCTCACAACTTCCAAAACACAATTAAAGGTAAGTTAAAACCAGGTATTTTATTACTCACTCCTACCGAACATGATAGATTTGAACATTATGATAGTAATTTAAGAAAAGAATGTTGATTTTTTGATATTTATTTAAAAAACTATTAATGGAATTTTTTATTAACAAAGGTGCAACACTGCCTGTTCTTAAAATGCAAGTGGTTAAAGATGGTATTGCTGACATAACAGAGTTTATGTCACTGATAGAAACCTCGTTGATTTATTTTTCCATGATAGATGTTAAAACGGGAGGTTACAAGATTCTGAATAAGAAAGGAGGGTTTGTTGAAAAGACATTTATTGACCCAAACGCTGAGACAGAATACTATGTTTATTATAAATTCACTTCAAGCGATACAAGTAGAGAGGGACTTTATGAAGGAGAGTTTGTTTTTATCACTGATACAGGAACTTATATTTTACCAATCAGAGAAAAACTTACGATAAAAATTGGTAATAGTTACGTATCTATTTAATATGGAATGGTTTATTAAGAAAAATTCAACGTTACCAGTTTTCCAAGTTGAGATATCAAAAGACGGAAGAAGTGATTTTGGTTTAGATGAAAATATTTCGGGTAATACAATTTTAATTTCGGTATATGACGAAATTAATAAGAAATATGTTGTAGCGTCTAAAGAATGTTATATTACAACAAGTGCGTCTACTGTTAATCCTTTAGATATTACTTATTATGTAAACTATCAATTCACAAGTAGAGAAACAAAAAATGAAGGTAAGTTTTTAGTTCAGTTTTTAAAACAATCATCTCAGGGTATTGTTATTATACCATTACCTCAAAAAATTTATGTAAGTGTTCTTAGTAGTTTTAGTTTAAACTCTTACTCTTATCCAACTAATAATCCTTACATTATTGATAGACCTTGTTGTAACGCACCTGCTCTACCTGCAACACCTACTCCGACTCCAAGTATTACTCCAAGTGTTACACCAACAATGTCTTTAACACCTACGAGAACCCCAACTCTCACCCCAACAACGACAACAACCCCAACATTTACTCCGACACCATCTATAACAAAACCTTTGTACTACGCTTATGTATTCGCAGAACCACAAGATTCTTCGGCAAGTGGTTCGTTGTATGGATTAGGAAGTTATATGTATTACTTGGCGGATGGTGTTACAGTTGATACTAATGTTAATTGGTACGGATGGGGTAATTCGGGAGCTCTTCCATTACCGACAAGTCCAAACTACAGTTATATGATGAACAAATACTCATCATACTCAGGATTTACGGGTGGAACAGGAAACTTTGTTAAACCTACAGACTTAAAAGGTGTGTTAAACCAATTCTCAAATACTATTAACGATAGTTTCGGATGTTTAATTAACCAATACACATTTGAGACAATTGAGGTTAATAATAGTGATATTAACACTAGCTTACAGTACATGTATACGATTTGGATACCACTTGCTGGTGTGGGGGGAAGTTTAAATAACATGACAGTAAATGTTGGTTATCAATCACAACCTTGTGACTTTGATATTTTAGCAACTCCTGACCCTAAAATTTCGGTTGGGAATATTACAATAACTTCAGGTGGAGCGATACCTGCGGGGACTTATAGAGTATTATACTTGTCTAACGATGGATTGTTACCTCCAAAACTTCCTGATAAAAATAATTATTATTTCAAAGGGGTGTATAAAACCTAAAAAAAAGATAATTATTAGTAAGTAAAAAAATGGCAATACCGTATCAAAATCCAATAAGTGCGTCCCAAATTACAGGACCTTTCAGTGTAGCGAGAACAAGCCCATACGGAACCAATTTTAATGTTTTAAATGTTGGTGGATGGCAAGAGGCGGCATACCTTACTAATTTAGGTTTAATATTTAGTGGGCAAGGACAACAACAATTAAGTGTTAATAATATACCTATTAATATTAACATTGGTAACGGTACATTTTCTCCAACATATTTAACTTTAAATTCTGACAATTTCTCTTCGGGTAGAAGAAGATTGGGTATGATTGTTTGGGTTAATGAAACTGAAACAGCATATCAATATCAAATAGACAATTACAATGATTTATGGGATGCGGCGGTAAGTGCTAATTCTGTAACTCAATTATCTTACGAAACTATTGTAAAGAACAATACACCTGAAGGTCAGGCATTTATTAATGCTTGGACAGGTTCAACTATTGAAGGTGTTAGTGGCGTAACAAGAGCAAATGCTCGTTGGAGAGTTTTTGCACAAGGTACTGAATTAACGGGTGGTACTTATTTTTCAGGTACAAGTACATTAGAATTATATAATAGTGATGGAACTGTTATTTCTGTAACAGGTATTACGGCATCTGGTTCTAATGGTAGTTCTGGAACATCAGGTTCAAGTGGTTCATCAGGTAGTTCAGGTTCAAGTGGGTCTTCGGGAACTTCAGGTAGTAATGGTTCGTCAGGTAGTAGTGGAACAAGCGGAACAAGTGGAACATCGGGTAGTACAGGAACTAGTGGTTCATCAGGAAGTGTAGGTACAAGTGGTAGTTCGGGATTAAGTGGTGTTGACGGTACAAATGGTACTAGTGGTTCATCTGGAAGTGTAGGTACATCAGGAACTTCAGGGTCATCAGGAAGTTCAGGTACAGGTGGAACATCAGGAACTTCAGGTACATCAGGAAGTACTGGAACTTCAGGTTCAAGTGGTAGTGTTGGGACTAGTGGTACATCAGGTTCAAGTGGTTCTTCAGGAAGTGTTGGTACGTCTGGTTCATCTGGAAGTGCAGGTACATCAGGAACTTCAGGGTCATCAGGAAGTTCAGGTACAAGCGGAACATCAGGAACTGGAGGAACTTCAGGTTCAAGTGGTAGTGTTGGGACTAGTGGTACATCAGGAACAAGTGGTTCTTCAGGTACATCAGGTAGTTCAGGTTCAAGTGGTTCATCGGGAAGTTCAGGTTCAAGTGGTTCATCGGGTACATCAGGTAGTACTGGTACTAGTGGTAGTAGTGGAACAAGCGGAACGTCGGGTTCATCAGGTTCTGCGGGAAGTAGTGGTTCATCAGGTAGTGTTGGAACATCTGGTTCAAGTGGTAGTTCAGGTAGTTCTGGTTCATCAGGTACATCTGGCTCAAGTGGTAGCTCTGGTTCAACAGGTTCGTCAGGTAGTAGTGGTATAACTGGGTCTTCAGGTACGAGTGGTAGTTCTGGCACATCAGGTTCATCTGGTAGTTCAGGTTCTTCAGGTTCATCTGGTAGTTCAGGTTCTTCAGGTAGTACTGGTTCATCAGGAACTAGCGGAACATCAGGAACATCAGGTACAAGTGGTAGTTCAGGTTCTACAGGAACATCGGGTTCTACAGGAACATCGGGTTCTACAGGAACATCGGGTTCATCAGGTAGTAGTGGCTCAAGTGGAAGTTCAGGATTGACAGGTTCATCAGGAACATCGGGTTCATCAGGGACATCGGGTTCATCAGGTAGTTCTGGTTCAAGTGGTAGTAGCGGAAGTACAGGGTCTTCGGGCACAAGTGGTAGTTCTGGTACATCAGGTTCATCAGGAAGTTCAGGTTCATCAGGTTCTAGCGGTAGTGTTGGAACTTCGGGAACAAGTGGTTCAAGTGGAAGTTCAGGTTCTTCAGGAAGTGTAGGAACATCAGGTACAAGTGGTAGTTCAGGTTCGTCTGGCTCAAGTGGAAATACAGGTTCAAGTGGAACGAGTGGTTCATCAGGTACATCTGGCTCAAGTGGTAGTTCAGGTTCGTCTGGCTCAAGTGGTTCAAGTGGAAGTTCAGGTTCTTCAGGAAGTGTAGGAACATCAGGTACAAGTGGTAGTTCAGGTTCTTCAGGTAGTTCAGGTGTTAATGGTTCTTCAGGGACTAGTGGTAGTTCGGGAACATCTGGTTCTTCAGGAAGTTCGGGTTCATCAGGTTCTAGTGGTAGTTCAGGAACATCTGGCTCAAGCGGGTCTTCTGGTTCAAGTGGAAGTACTGGTTCTTCAGGAAGTGCAGGTACATCGGGTAGTGTAGGAACTAGCGGTAGTTCTGGTTCATCTGGTTCTTCAGGTAGTACTGGCTCAAGTGGTACTTCAGGTTCATCAGGTAGTGTAGGTACTAGTGGTTCATCAGGTAGTGTAGGTACTAGTGGTTCATCAGGTAGCACTGGTTCAAGTGGTAGTAGCGGAAGTACAGGGTCTTCTGGTACAAGTGGGAGCTCAGGAACATCTGGTACTAGCGGTAGTTCTGGGTCATCTGGTTCAGTTGGTACAAGCGGTTCATCAGGTAGTGTTGGAACATCTGGTTCATCAGGTTCTGTTGGTACTTCAGGAACATCGGGTTCATCAGGTAGTACTGGTTCAAGTGGAAGTTCAGGAAGTAGTGGTAGTGTAGGAACAAGTGGTTCTTCAGGGACATCTGGCTCAACAGGTACTTCAGGAACATCAGGTTCAAGTGGGTCTTCAGGTAGTTCGGGTTCATCAGGAAGTTCAGGTACAAGCGGAACATCAGGTTCAGTAGGAACAAGTGGTTCATCGGGAAGTTCAGGGTCAACAGGAACTTCAGGTTCAAGTGGGTCTTCAGGTAGTTCAGGAAGTAGCGGAACATCTGGTTCTAGTGGAAGTGTTGGAACTTCTGGCACATCAGGAACAAGTGGTTCATCGGGAAGTTCTGGTTCTGCCGGTACAAGTGGAAGTGTAGGAACAAGTGGTACTTCAGGTTCATCTGGCTCAAGTGGAAGTTCAGGTTCAACAGGTAGTTCAGGTACTAGCGGAACATCTGGAACAAGTGGTTCATCAGGTTCTAGCGGTAGCGCTGGAAGCTCAGGAACGTCAGGTTCTAGCGGTAGCACAGGTTCAAGTGGTTCTACTGGCACGTCAGGTTCTTCAGGAACAAGTGGTTCTGTAGGTACAAGCGGAACATCTGGTTCCTCAGGAAGTGTAGGTACTTCAGGTACTAGTGGAAGCTCAGGAAGTGTAGGAACATCTGGTTCAAGTGGTACTACTGGTACCTCAGGAACATCAGGTAGTTCAGGTTCATCTGGTAGTGTTGGTACATCAGGAACTTCGGGTACTAGCGGAACATCAGGTTCTAGCGGTTCGTCAGGAAATAGTGGAAGTTCAGGTACAAGTGGAACATCGGGTTCAACTGGGTCTTCAGGCTCAAGTGGTAGTTCGGGAAGTGTTGGTACATCAGGAAGTAGTGGTTCTTCAGGTTCTAGTGGTAGTACTGGAAGCTCAGGAAGTACAGGTACATCGGGTTCAAGTGGAACTTCAGGTTCTTCAGGTACTAGCGGAACATCGGGAACTAGTGGAAGTTCAGGAAGTGTAGGTACTTCAGGTACATCAGGAAGTTCTGGTTCAGTAGGAACATCGGGTACTAGTGGTAGTTCTGGTTCAGTAGGAACATCGGGAACTAGTGGTAGTTCTGGTTCGTCTGGTTCAGTTGGTACTAGCGGTTCTTCAGGAAGTGTTGGAACTAGTGGAACATCAGGTAGTTCAGGTTCAAGTGGTTCTAGCGGAGTATCAGGTTCATCGGGTTCTAGTGGTATTAGTGGAAGTTCAGGTACTTCAGGTACTAGTGGAACTTCAGGTTCAAGTGGTTCTACTGGTACGTCAGGTTCTAGCGGAAGTGCTGGAAGCTCAGGAAATAGTGGGACATCAGGTTCTTCAGGTAGTGTTGGAACATCTGGTACTAGCGGTTCGTCAGGTAGTGTAGGGACTAGCGGAACATCTGGTTCAAGTGGTAGTTCAGGAAATAGTGGAACATCAGGAACTAGTGGCTCATCGGGTAGTGTAGGAACATCAGGAACAAGTGGTACGTCAGGTAGTTCTGGTTCAAGTGGTAGTTCAGGAAGTGTAGGTACTTCAGGTACTAGTGGTAGTTCAGGAAGTGTAGGAACATCTGGTTCAAGTGGCTCTACTGGTACGTCAGGTTCTAGCGGAAGTGCTGGAAGCTCAGGAAATAGTGGAACATCTGGAACAAGTGGCAGTTCAGGTTCTTCTGGTTCAAGTGGTAGTACTGGTACGTCAGGTAGTTCGGGAAGTACAGGAACATCTGGCTCTTCAGGAAGTGTTGGTACATCAGGAACTAGTGGAACTAGTGGAACTTCAGGTAGTTCTGGTTCAGTAGGAACTTCAGGTACTAGTGGTAGCGTAGGAACATCGGGTACATCAGGTAGTTCTGGTTCATCGGGAAGCAGTGGTTCTTCAGGTTCTAGCGGTAGTGCTGGAAGTTCAGGAACTAGTGGGTCTACAGGTTCAAGTGGAAGTAGTGGTTCTTCAGGAAGTGTTGGAACAAGTGGTTCTAGCGGAAGTACTGGTACATCAGGTAGTTCAGGAAGTGTTGGTACAAGTGGTTCTTCAGGAAGTACTGGAACATCAGGAACAAGTGGTAGTTCAGGTTCTGTGGGTACATCAGGTACTAGCGGTACGAGCGGAAGTTCTGGTTCAAGTGGAACTTCTGGTTCTTCGGGAAGTACTGGTACATCTGGTTCATCGGGTAGTGTAGGTACTTCAGGAACAAGTGGTTCATCTGGAAGTACGGGTACATCAGGTAGTGCTGGTTCTTCTGGCTCAAGTGGTAGTTCAGGTTCTTCAGGAAGTTCTGGAAGCGTTGGTACATCTGGAACTAGTGGTTCTTCAGGAAGTACAGGCACAAGTGGTACATCAGGTAGTTCAGGGTCAAGTGGAACTGGAGGTTCGTCAGGTTCAAGTGGAAGCACCGGAACCTCAGGAACATCAGGAAGTGTTGGAACATCAGGAACGTCTGGTTCTTCAGGAAGTGTTGGTACGAGTGGAACATCGGGTTCATCAGGTAGTGTTGGAACATCTGGTTCTTCAGGTTCATCAGGAACAAGTGGAACATCAGGTAGTTCTGGCTCTGTAGGTACTAGTGGTACATCAGGGTCTTCAGGAAGTGTGGGAACAAGTGGGACTAGCGGTACATCAGGAACTTCTGGTTCATCAGGAAGTGTGGGAACTAGCGGTAGTTCGGGTAGTGTAGGTACTTCAGGAACTAGCGGTACATCAGGTTCTAGTGGAAGCGTTGGTACATCAGGTACGAGCGGTTCTTCAGGAAGTTATGGTTCAAGTGGTAGTTCAGGAAGCACAGGTACAAGTGGAACATCTGGTTCTTCAGGTACGACAGGTAGTTCGGGGAGTAGTGGTAGTTCAGGTTCTTCGGGTAGTGTTGGTACTTCAGGAAGTAGTGGTTCAAGTGGAACATCAGGGTATAGCGGAAGTAGTGGTAGTTCTGGCTCATCAGGAAGTGCTGGTACTTCAGGGGTTAACGGAAGTTCTGGAACATCAGGAAGTAGTGGTTCATCTGGGTCTTCAGGTTCTAGCGGTTCATCAGGAACGTCTGGCTCAAGCGGAAGTACTGGTTCATCTGGTTCATCTGGTTCATCTGGAAGTACGGGAACATCAGGGTCTAGCGGTTCAACAGGTACAAGTGGTACATCGGGTAGTGTAGGTACATCAGGTTCATCGGGAAGTTCTGGCTCATCAGGTTCTAGTGGAAGTGTTGGTACTTCTGGAACAAGTGGTTCTTCGGGAAGTACTGGTTCATCAGGTAGTTCAGGAACATCAGGAAGTACAGGTACATCAGGAACAAGTGGTAGTTCAGGTTCTGTGGGTACATCAGGTACCAGCGGTACGAGTGGAAGTTCTGGTTCTTCGGGAAGTAGTGGAACATCAGGAAGTTCTGGAAGCGTTGGTACATCAGGTACGAGCGGTTCTTCAGGAAGTTCTGGTTCATCAGGGATATCTGGTTCAAGTGGTAGTTCAGGAAGCACAGGTACAAGTGGAACATCAGGTTCTTCAGGTAGTGTAGGAACTTCTGGTTCTTCAGGTAGTTCTGGTTCAGTAGGAACTTCAGGTACTAGTGGTACATCAGGAACATCGGGTTCATCGGGTAGCTCTGGCTCAACAGGCTCGTCAGGTAGTAGTGGAACTTCTGGTTCATCAGGTTCAAGTGGTAGTGCTGGCTCATCTGGTAGTTCTGGAAGTACAGGAACATCAGGCACTAGCGGTAGTACTGGTTCAAGTGGTAGTAGTGGTACATCAGGAAGTTCAGGTTCTTCGGGTTCTGTAGGTACATCAGGGACTGCGGGTACATCAGGAAGTACAGGTTCTAGTGGTAGTAGTGGTTCATCAGGTAGTGTGGGTACTTCAGGAACTAGTGGTTCGTCAGGTTCTAGCGGAAGCGCTGGAAGCTCAGGGACATCAGGTTCTTCAGGTACAAGTGGTACTTCGGGTTCTAGTGGTAGTACTGGAAGTTCAGGAACATCTGGCTCGTCAGGAAGTGTTGGTACATCAGGTTCTTCAGGAAGTACTGGAACTAGTGGCTCAAGTGGTAGTTCAGGAACCTCAGGTTCTTCTGGCTCAACAGGTTCAAGTGGTTCTTCAGGAAGTGCTGGTTCTAGTGGTAGTACAGGTTCATCAGGAACATCAGGGTCAAGTGGTTCGGTAGGTACTTCGGGGACTAGTGGAAGTTCAGGTAGTGTAGGAACATCTGGTTCAAGTGGGTCTTCAGGCTCTAGCGGAAGTGTTGGAACATCAGGTTCTAGCGGTTCTTCAGGAAGTTCTGGGTCATCAGGGTCTAGTGGAAGTGTTGGTACATCAGGTTCTTCGGGAAGTACTGGTACGTCAGGTTCAAGTGGTTCTACAGGAAGCTCTGGCTCAAGTGGTTCTACAGGAACTAGTGGAACTTCAGGTTCTTCAGGTAGTACAGGAACATCTGGTACGTCAGGTTCAAGCGGTAGTGTAGGTACATCAGGAACTAGTGGTAGTTCTGGTTCAGTTGGTACAAGTGGTACATCTGGCTCAAGTGGTAGTGTTGGTACATCTGGAACTTCGGGGTCATCTGGAAGTGTTGGTACAAGCGGTTCTTCAGGAACTAGTGGGTCAAGTGGAAGTAGTGGTTCATCAGGTTCTACAGGAACTTCTGGTTCATCAGGAACAAGTGGTTCTTCAGGTAGTACAGGAACATCAGGTAGTGCTGGTTCTTCTGGCTCAAGTGGTAGTTCAGGTTCAAGTGGAAGTACTGGAACATCAGGTTCCTCAGGTTCAAGTGGTAGTACAGGTTCTTCAGGAAGTTCTGGAACGAGTGGTAGTTCAGGAACTAGTGGGTCTTCTGGTAATTCTGGTTCTTCAGGAACTAGCGGAACATCTGGAACAAGTGGTTCATCAGGTTCTAGCGGTAGCGCTGGAAGCTCAGGAACGTCAGGTTCTGTAGGTACGAGCGGAACATCAGGTTCTAGCGGTAGTACTGGTTCAAGTGGTTCGTCAGGTACTAGCGGAACTTCAGGTTCAAGTGGTTCATCTGGAAGTTCAGGGTCATCAGGAACATCTGGTTCTTCAGGTAGTACAGGTTCAAGTGGAACTAGTGGTTCTTCAGGAACATCTGGTACTAGCGGTAGTTCAGGAAGTTCTGGTTCATCGGGTAGTACAGGTACTTCAGGAAGCTCAGGCTCAAGCGGAACAAGTGGTTCTTCAGGGTCTAGCGGTTCATCGGGTTCTAGTGGAAGTTCAGGGTCATCTGGTAGTACAGGTTCAAGAGGGACTAGCGGAACATCTGGAACAAGTGGTAGTTCAGGAACATCTGGTTCAAACGGTACATCAGGAAGTTCTGGTTCATCGGGTAGTAGTGGGAGTTCAGGTTCTGGTGGTACTTCAGGTTCATCAGGATTAAGTGGGGTTGATGGTACAAACGGTACTAGTGGTAGTTCAGGGACTAGTGGAACATCTGGTTCAAGTGGTTCAAGTGGTTCTTCAGGGTCTAGTGGTAGTGTAGGAACAAGCGGAACTTCTGGTTCTTCAGGAAGTAGTGGAAGTGCTGGGTCATCTGGTTCAAGTGGTTCGTCGGGTACATCAGGTGCTAATGGAAGCTCTGGTAGTTCAGGTTCAAGTGGTAGTTCAGGGACAAGTGGTTCGTCAGGTTCTAGCGGAAGTGCTGGAAGCTCAGGAAGTTCTGGTTCTGTTGGGACATCAGGTTCGTCAGGTACTTCAGGTTCAAGCGGTTCTTCAGGTAGTAGTGGCTCAAGTGGTAGTTCAGGAAGTTCTGGTTCTGCGGGTACTTCAGGTTCAAGTGGAAGTGCTGGAACTAGTGGTTCATCTGGTAGTTCAGGGTCTGCTGGTAGTTCAGGGTCAAGTGGAGTAACTGGTTCTTCAGGTACTAGCGGGTCTTCAGGAAGTTCTGGTAGTTCAGGTTCTAGTGGAAGTGTTGGAACTAGCGGTTCATCAGGTACAAGTGGTTCATCCGGCTCAAGTGGAAGTTCTGGTTCATCAGGAAGTTCTGGTTCAACAGGTTCATCAGGAAGTTCTGGTTCAACAGGTTCATCAGGAACAAGTGGTACGTCAGGTAGTAGCGGTTCTAGTGGTAGTACAGGGACTAGTGGTTCGTCAGGAAGTTCTGGCTCAGCTGGTACAAGCGGAAGTTCAGGTTCTACAGGTAGTAGTGGGTCTAGCGGAAGTGCGGGTTCTTCAGGAAGTGTAGGGACTAGTGGAACATCTGGTTCTAGTGGTAGTTCTGGTTCTAGTGGAAGTACGGGTAGTTCAGGTACTAGCGGTAGTAGTGGTTCATCAGGAAGTTCTGGTTCCACAGGTTCTTCGGGAAGTAGTGGAACATCAGGTTCTGTAGGTTCATCAGGTACTAGTGGTTCTTCAGGTTCTAGTGGAAGTGCTGGAAGTTCAGGTTCGACTGGTACATCTGGTTCTTCAGGTTCAGTAGGAACAAGTGGAACTTCTGGTTCAAGTGGTAGTTCAGGTTCTTCAGGTTCAGTAGGAACAAGTGGAACTTCTGGTTCAAGTGGTAGTTCAGGTTCTTCTGGAACTAGTGGAAGTGTTGGTACAAGTGGTTCATCTGGAACATCAGGTTCTAGTGGTAGTTCAGGAAGTTCTGGTTCATCAGGAAGTTCGGGTTCCACAGGTTCTTCGGGAACATCAGGAAGTACTGGAAGTTCAGGGTCTAGTGGAAGTACTGGTAGTTCAGGGACTAGTGGTTCGTCAGGGTCTAGCGGAAGTTCAGGTACATCAGGTACTTCTGGTTCAAGTGGGTCTTCAGGTTCTAGTGGAAGTGTTGGAACATCAGGTACGAGCGGTTCGTCAGGTTCTAGTGGTAGCACTGGAAGCTCAGGAAGTGCGGGTACATCAGGTAGTTCAGGTTCTGTAGGTACAAGTGGTAGTTCTGGAAGCTCAGGAAGTTCTGGTTCATCAGGTTCTGCGGGAAGTGCTGGTACATCAGGAACATCAGGTTCATCGGGAAGTAGTGGTAGTTCAGGGTCATCTGGTTCAGCAGGTACATCAGGTGCTAATGGAAGTTCTGGTACTTCAGGAACATCTGGTTCTTCAGGTTCAAGTGGAAGTAGTGGTTCATCAGGAAGTGTGGGTACATCTGGTTCATCTGGTACATCTGGTACATCAGGAACATCTGGTTCAAGTGGCTCAGCAGGTTCTAGCGGAAGTGCTGGAAGCTCAGGAAGTAGCGGTTCATCTGGTACATCAGGAGCTAATGGAAGTAGTGGAACATCTGGTTCTTCAGGTTCAAGTGGTAGTAGTGGTAGTTCAGGTTCAGCTGGTTCTTCTGGAACATCAGGTTCTAGCGGAAGCTCAGGAAGTACTGGTTCATCTGGTTCTTCTGGTACTTCAGGAAGTAGTGGAAGTTCTGGAACATCAGGTTCAAGCGGTTCATCAGGTAGTTCAGGAAGTGTTGGAACAAGTGGAAGTTCTGGAACTTCAGGTTCAAGTGGTTCGTCAGGTTCTAGTGGTAGTGCTGGAAGCTCTGGTACGTCAGGTACTAGTGGTTCATCAGGAACTTCAGGTTCAAGTGGTTCGTCAGGTTCTAGTGGTAGTACTGGAAGCTCAGGAAGTACTGGTACAAGTGGAAGTTCTGGTTCATCAGGTAGTTCAGGAAGTGTTGGTACAAGTGGAAGTTCAGGTTCTGCCGGAACGTCTGGTTCATCAGGAAGTTCGGGTTCAAGCGGTAGTAGTGGAAGTTCAGGTTCTACTGGTTCAAGAGGAACATCAGGAACATCAGGTAGTAGTGGTACAAGTGGAACATCAGGTACTTCTGGTTCATCAGGTTCTAGCGGAAGTGCTGGTTCATCAGGTACATCGGGAGCTAACGGAAGTTCAGGTACAAGTGGTACTTCAGGAAGTAGTGGAAGTTCAGGGTCTAGCGGTAGTGCTGGAAGTTCAGGTTCTACTGGTACAAGTGGCTCTTCAGGAAGTTCTGGTACAAGTGGCTCTTCAGGAAGTTCTGGTTCATCGGGTAGTAGTGGAAGTGCGGGGTCATCTGGTTCATCAGGTACATCAGGTGCTAATGGAAGTTATGGTACTTCAGGTACTAGTGGAAGTTCAGGGTCTAGCGGTAGTGCTGGAAGTTCTGGTTCTGTAGGTACAAGTGGCTCATCAGGTTCTAGCGGAAGCGCTGGAAGTTCAGGAAGTACTGGCTCAAGTGGTAGTTCTGGTTCGTCAGGAACAAGTGGTGCTAATGGTAGTTCAGGAACGTCTGGTTCAAGTGGCTCATCTGGTTCTTCAGGAAGTAGTGGTAGTTCTGGTTCTGTTGGAACATCAGGTTCTAGCGGTTCATCAGGAAGTTCTGGTTCTTCAGGAAGTACAGGTTCAAGTGGAACATCAGGTACTTCTGGTTCGTCAGGTTCTAGCGGTTCATCAGGAAGTAGTGGTAGTGCAGGTTCTTCAGGAACATCAGGGGCTAACGGTTCTTCAGGTACAAGTGGTTCGTCAGGTTCTAGCGGTAGTACTGGAAGCTCAGGAAGTAGTGGTACATCGGGTGCTAATGGAAGCAGCGGAACATCAGGAAGTTCAGGGTCTAGTGGTTCTTCAGGAACTGCTGGCTCAAGTGGATTATCAGGAAACGACTCTTCTAACTCAGGTAGATGGAGATATAATGGAACAGGTACTACACCTGCAGCAACATTCTTTCAGACAGATAGTACAACAATATCTTCAATTACTAATGTCTATATAAACATTGATGATATAAATTCCACATCTTATGCTTCGTGGTTTTCTGGAATAGATACCATACAGGCTCTTGGTAATACTGTTTATTTACAAATCACACAAGTAGGTTCTAACAATATTATTGGTATATGGGATGTTGCAGGAATTACAGTAACCGGTAGTGTTTATAGATGGATATTCAAAGGTAATATTGTTGCAAATGGAACTTTATCCAGTACAGAATATACAATATCATGGGTATTTAATGGTCTTAATGGTTCATCTGGTACGAGCGGAAGTTCTGGAACATCAGGTTCAAGCGGAAGTTCGGGCAGTTCAGGTTCGTCAGGTAATACTGGAAGTTCAGGAACATCAGGTTCATCAGGAACTAGCGGTTCATCAGGTAGTGCTGGCTCAAGTGGAAGTTCAGGTAATACAGGTTCTTCGGGTACAAGTGGTAGTTCAGGGTCTTCAGGTAGTGTAGGTACATCTGGAACGAGTGGAACATCGGGTACTAGTGGAAGTTCAGGTTCATCAGGAAGTGCTGGTACGAGTGGAAGTTCAGGAACATCGGGTTCAAGTGGTAGTTCAGGTTCGTCAGGTAATACTGGAAGTTCAGGTTCTTCAGGAACATCAGGGTCCAGTGGTAGTTCAGGAAGTACAGGTTCTTCAGGTTCAAGTGGAACATCAGGAAGTTCAGGGTCTAGTGGTTCTTCAGGTTCTAGTGGTAGTGCTGGAAGTTCTGGTACATCAGGTGCTAATGGTAGTTCAGGAACATCTGGCTCAAGCGGTTCATCTGGCTCAAGTGGAAGTAGTGGTAGTTCTGGTTCAGTTGGAACATCAGGTTCTAGTGGAAGTAGTGGTAGTTCAGGGTCTTCAGGAAGTACTGGTTCAAGAGGAACAAGCGGTTCTTCAGGAACATCGGGAAGCTCAGGTTCAAGTGGTTCATCAGGTACTTCAGGTTCTAACGGAAGTTCAGGAACATCAGGAAGTGCTGGTTCAAGTGGTAGTTCAGGTTCATCAGGTTCAAGTGGAACATCAGGTTCTAATGGTAGCTCTGGTACATCAGGTAGTTCTGGTTCAAGTGGTAGTAGTGGTTCTAGCGGTAGTGCTGGTACTTCAGGTTCAGTAGGGACAAGTGGCTCTTCAGGAAGTGCGGGTAGTTCAGGGTCAAGTGGAAATACAGGCTCTTCGGGTACTAGCGGTTCATCAGGAACATCAGGTTCTTCTGGCTCAAGTGGCTCGTCAGGGTCTGGTGGAAGCTCAGGTACATCGGGTAGTAGTGGAACATCAGGGTCTTCAGGCTCAAGTGGAAGTTCAGGTAGTACAGGTTCATCGGGTTCATCTGGTATTACAGGTTCTTCAGGAACTAGTGGTAGTTCAGGTACATCAGGAAGTTCGGGTTCATCAGGTAGTAGTGGAAGCACTGGCTCAAGTGGTACTGGAGGTTCTTCAGGAACATCAGGTTCTTCTGGTTCAAGTGGAAGCTCAGGTTCTTCGGGTAATAGCGGTTCATCGGGAACTTCTGGGTCAAGTGGAACATCAGGTTCTTCTGGCTCTTCAGGTAGTTCTGGGTCTAGCGGAAGTGCTGGCTCAAGTGGTAGTTCAGGTTCATCGGGTATTACTGGAAGTAGTGGAACAAGTGGTTCTTCTGGCTCAAGCGGAAGTTCAGGAACATCGGGTTCTTCGGGTACTTCAGGGTCAAGTGGTTCTTCAGGAAGTAGCGGAAGTTCGGGTAATACAGGTTCTTCTGGAACTAGCGGTTCATCAGGTAGTGCTGGTTCAAGCGGAAGTTCGGGTAATACAGGTTCTTCTGGAACTAGCGGTTCATCAGGTAGTGCTGGTTCAAGCGGAAGTTCGGGTAATACAGGTTCTTCGGGTACAAGTGGTAGTTCTGGAACATCGGGGTCAACAGGTTCTTCAGGAAGTTCTGGGATTACTGGTTCCTCAGGTACTTCTGGTTCAGGTTCTGCTGGTTCATCAGGTTCTAGCGGAAGTGGGTCATCAGGAACAAGTGGATTAGATGGTATAAGTGGAACATCTGGCTCAAGTGGTATTACTGGTTCATCAGGTACTTCAGGTTCTGGCTCATCAGGAAGTTCAGGGTCTAGTGGAAGTACGGGTTCGTCAGGAACATCAGGTTCGTCAGGAACATCAGGAAGTTCAGGTTCTAGTGGTAGTTCTGGTTCAAGTGGGAGTACTGGTTCAAGAGGAACTTCTGGAAGTCAAGGTAACAAAGGAGGTCTTCAGTATATCTATGGTAATGGAGCCGGTACAGCACCTTCTTCAGGTCAATTTAGTTATAATGGTGCAGGTTCTTCAGTTTATGATTTGAAATTTAATGTAACAACCGCGGATTCTGCAAATATTAGTGATTATTTTTTCAATTTAGTTGGAAAAAGTGGGATTGTATATTTGATTTTCAATTTAAATGGTTCAAACAAAATTGATATTTATAGCTTTAATAACGTTTCGGTAAGTGGTAGTGATTATCTTTTTACAGGAGCTTTAGATACAAATGCTGGAGATACAACACTTACAACTAGTGATTTATGTGCAATTACCATAATTGTTAATGGAGCATCAGGTGCTAATGGTAGTTCAGGAACTTCAGGTTCAAGTGGTAGTAGTGGAAGTACTGGTTCAAGAGGAACATCGGGTTCTTCAGGTTCAAGCGGAAGTTCTGGTTCATCAGGGACTAGCGGTTCATCAGGAACTTCAGGTTCTAGTGGAAGTTCAGGTTCTAGTGGAAGTTCTGGTTCAAGTGGTTCTTCAGGAACTTCAGGTTCAAGTGGAAGTACAGGTTCAAGAGGAACATCTGGAAGCTCAGGAACTAGTGGTACTTCAGGTTCATCGGGTTCTTCGGGTACTTCAGGTTCAAATGGTTCATCTGGTACAAGTGGTAGTTCAGGTTCATCGGGTAGTTCAGGTTCATCAGGGACTAGCGGTTCATCAGGAAGTTCTGGAATTACTGGCTCTTCAGGAACATCAGGTTCAGGTTCATCAGGAACTAGTGGAGCTGCGGGCGGAACATTCACATTAGGAATTGTTTACACAACCGCAAACAATTTTAACTTTATATAATATTTATAATAAACTAAATTAAACTAATATAATAATATGCCAGCGAATACAGCTCCAATCTTTACACTATTACCTGAGATTATGTGGGATAATACTATCACAACTGCTAATAATACTGGTGATTTAACTTCAGGTACAGTTTATCCTGTATTTACCGCAGGTACCAATGGTAGTTATGTGCAAAAAATAAGATTTAGACATACAGGTGCCAATTCGGCGGCAACTGTTGCTCGTGTTTGGATTAATAATGGTTCTGCGACTACTAGTGCAATTAATAACACTTTATTTGATGAAATAACAATTGCTGCAAACGCCACATTTACAACGAATGCCGCCTCAACCAACTATGAATTACCACTTATGTTTGGTTTACCTCCTAATTATAGACTTTATGTAACAATCGGTGCGGCTGCTGCAGGTGGTATTGATGCAACGGTTATAGGAGGAGACTACTAATGTTAATATACCAATTAATACAATTTGACTATGGTTCGCCAGTATCTATGGGATATATGGAAATAGATTGGATGGCAGGACAATGTTTAAGATTAACCGATTTAGACGGTAATACTTTAGATTTGACAATAAATTTCGGATACCGAGTTGTTGATTCAAACCCTCCAAGACCATCATGGGCTTAAAAAATTATGATTGACTATTACAATTTAGCTGACAATCAATATAAAAATCAAGTATATACCGGGTCTATAGGTACTAATACTACTTTCATGGTTTATTATTGGATTAAACCAAGAGGTGTTACTATGGTACATATTACTGCTATTGGTGCTGGAGGTGGTGGAGGTGGTGGTAATTCTTCTGCGAGTACTGCGGCTTCAGGTGGTTCTGGTGGTGGTTCAGGAGCTATTACAAGATTAACAATCCCCGCTATTTTTTTACCCGACCAACTTAGAATAATTGTTGCCGCTGGTGGTTCTGGAGGAACTACAGGTGGAGGTAATACTGCAGCTAATACTTTTGTTGAAGTTGCTAGAGGTTCTGCGGTTGCGGCTACCTATGTGTTACAAGCTAACGGTGGTGGTGGAGGTAACGTAGGTGCTGCGGGAGCAGCTTCTGCGGGTGGTGGAGCCGGAGCTATAGGTGTTCAAACTAATGCAGTATATCAGGCTTTAGGTACGTTTTCAGTTATTGCAGGTCAAGCGGGTGCTGCAGGTGCAAATGGTGCCGTAGGGGGTACAATAACAATTAACGGTAATGCTACAACAGTATCAGGAGGTGCCGCTGGAGGTGGGAAAAGTGCAGCTAATACCTCATTTGGTGGTGGTAATATCAATCCTATTGGGCAAATACCTACAGGTAATGGAGGAAGCGCGGGTGGAACTAATAATGGTGATACAGGAACTTATACGTTTAATGGATTTTATAGTGCAGGAGGTGCTGGTGGAGGTGCTTTTGCAACAGGTACTGCGGGCAGAGGAGGTGATGGTGGACCTGGCAGCGGTGGAGGTGGTGGTGGTTCAGGAGTAACTGGAGGTAATGGAGGTAATGGTGGACCCGGTATGGTAATAATAACATGTTGGTAATAAGTATAAAATATGAGTTTTGTATATGATTTAGCGGACACAAGTTATAAGACCGCAGTGTTTTATCAGTCAGGTAGTTGGATAAAACCACAAGGTATAACCATGATATCTATCACGGCTATTGGTGCTGGTGGTGGAGGTAGTGGAGGGGCTACTAATACATCTGCTAACGCAAGGTCAGGAGGTGGTGGAGGTGGTTCAGGTAGTATTACAAGATTGACTATTCCTGAAATGTTTATAACTGATTCATTAATTATAAATATTGGTACGGGTGGTAACGGAGGTGCTGCTGGTTTAGGAAATGGAGGTAGTGGAGGGTCAACAATTGTTGACATGCCTGTTCCGGGTAATGGTGACATATATACAAGAGTAATAGTTGCTACTGGAGGGTCAGGAGCAGTTGGTGCTACAGGAGGAGTGGCCGCAGGTGCAACTGACGTAGCCGCGGCATTATATTCGACATTAGGTATTTGGATGGCTATTGGAGGACAAGGAGGTGGTAACGGATTAACTGCCGCAGGTACTTCGGTAACATATGGAGCGACTATTGGACTACCAATTACCTCAGGTGCGGGAGGTGGTGGTATGGCCGCGGCAGGTACCACACCAACAAATGGTGGAGAAATTACAGGCGCAGGGTTTGTGTCTACAAACCCTGGTGGTATTTCAGGAGCTACAGGGAATAGAGGGGTTTATTCATTAACACCTTTTTATTCTACAGGAGGAAGTGGAGGTGGAGGTGGAGGGACAACTCCAGTTTCAGGTGGTGCAGGAGGTGATGGAAATATTGGATGTGGTGGTGGCGGTGGTGGAGGTGGTACTTCACCCACAGGTGTTGGTGGCATTGGAGGAAAAGGTGGAGACGGTTTAGTAATAATACAATGTTGGTAATATAATAATATGGATTTTCAATATAATTTAACAAACAACTCTCATAAGGTTTTCATTTACAACAGTGATGGTACTCACACATGTCAATTACCTAAAGGTGTGTCTATGGTATATGTTATTACAATAAGTGCTGGTGGAGGTGGTGGTGGAGGATTTACATCCGCCAGTGGAGCCGCTGGAGGAGGAGGTGGTGGAGGTACAGGAGCAGTCAACCGTATCATCATTCCAAAAATATTTTTGACAGATAGTTTAACAGTTGTAGTTGGTGCCGGAGGTGCCGGAGGTGCTGCAAATACTATTGGTTCTAACGGAGGGGCAACATCTGTAGGATTAAATGTGACAACTGGTGGAGGTGCTCAATCATTTTTATTAAGTATTACTGCTGGTGGTGGAGGAGGAAACCCCGGAACTGTGGGGGCTGGTGGTACGGGAGGTGCTGCTGGAGCTACGTCATCGGTAAACAATATGGCTATGACAGCTTTAGGTGAGTTTGTATTAAGAGCTGGTATTGCGGGTGGTGATGGTAATGCGACTGGAGCTCCATTGGCTGGTATATACGGGTCAGGTATTGTTCCTTTATCCGCTGGTAGAGGTGGTGCGGGTCGTACAGCAGGTAACGTTCCAGCCGCTGGTGGTTCTATTTCAGGTAGAGGATTTGTACAAGATGTTCCAGGAGGTACTTCAGGTGGTGGTACAGGTGTTGATGGTATGTTTATGCGGAAACCTTTTGTATCACTCGGTGGTACAGGTGGTGGTTCATCAACAGGTGTGGGTGGTAACGGTGGTAATGGAGGACCTGGTAGCGGTGGAGGCGGTGGTGGTGCTGGAACAACAGGAGGAACAGGAGGACGTGGTGGTAATGGCTTAGTAATTATAACTTGTTGGTAATTATATAATATGACATACGTTGAAATATCAAATATAAACGGAACACCACCTTTTCAAATTTACTTATGTGATTTTGCGGGTAATAATTGTTCTTTGGTTCAAACTGAATACGACCCCGTTTATTGGCCAGTTATTGTTTATCTTCCATCGTCTTTGATTGGGTCAAGTCAGGTGATGTGTAAAGTTATTGATGGAAATTCTTGTGAGACTTTTAATATTTTAGTTTGTCCAAGTCCTACACCAACACCGACACCTACCCCAACACCCACTCCTTAATATATTTCATTTTTAATATTCATAAAAATAAATTTCTTGTTATTTATATGTAATGGCACTTGGATTTCAAAATTGTTGTGATGTAGAAGATTATTTTTATGTAACTGGTATACCTGGTTCGGTTTCTGAATTTGAAATATATTATATTCAAACTGTTGAAGGTGAAAAACTATGTGGTACATATGTTGAATTACCTACATTAGATTATCAACCAATTACCTATGATTTAATAGGTATGACAGCACAGACAAGTTGTACAAATTGTATTTTATTAAATCCTTGTCCAACAGGAATTACTATAGATTTCGGAACTCAAAGTACTGGAATTTTCACACCTGTTAATGAGTGTAATGTTAAAACTATCTTTCCTTTTGATGTTGAATGTAGAACTGTGGTACCTGTAATTGGTGAAGGTAACGTAAACGGTTCGGTAAGTTTATTTGTTACAGGTGGTACTCCACCTTATAATTTTTATAGTGCGGGAACACAAACTCAAATAGGTGTGGGTATTTTACCGACTAATAATGAGTATTTGTTATATGAAAATGTCCCGGCAGGTGATTACTCAATTTTAGTTCATGACTTTTGGGGAGATAATGTTCAGGTTGTTACTTGTAATATACCTCTTGTTCCTGACCCGTTATATGTTGAATGTCAACCTAACTCACCTGAGTTTGGTTTACCATCAAGTGGTTCTTTAGATTTGTTAATAACAGGAGGGACTGAACCATATTCGATTTATTTGAGTGGTAATCCTGTTAGTTTACCTATATTTAATCTAACGGCAGGAACATATACATTAGTTATTGAGGATAATGGTGTTGAAGATTATTTTCAAACTGAAACAATTACTTGTACTTTATTAAATCCTGAGGATTTAGTTTATCCTGATAAGTTATGTATGAACTTCCAATACTGTGGGGTTAACTTCTATTTAGATTTTGTAAGTGCGTCAACACTTAATTCAAGACCTGTATATAACTTATCGACACCAAGTGAAATAAGTGTTACAGGAATGACAATATATTATGATGAATATTGGTTAAGTTCAATTGAAACTCATAACTCTCCATTACCTATCCCAACAGATTGTGAACAATCAAATGTGGTATCGTTTAAAATTGGAAATACATTTTCAGACCAACCTAATGGTTCTAACTGGATTGGTGGTGGTACATTTGCAAATACTAATCCAATAGTTGTTACTTCAGGACAATGTTCGCAGATAACACCAACAGTTATTACTAATGCTCAAGGAGGGTGTGGTTTAACAGATAATATTGGTAGTGTTATATTATTACCAAATCCATCGTCAGGTCAACCATATACATATTATGTTGATGGTATTGAGTATAACACTCCTGTAGTTAGTAATTTAGGTAATGGTGGACATACTGCTCAAGTCTTAGATGTTAACGGTAATTTGAGTAATGTTGTATCATTTACAATTAATAATTCTCCGTTATCACAAACCTATTGGGATTATTGCTCATATGTAAATACATTTACAAATACAATAAATGGAGGGATAAAAAAGGATAATTTTAAAGCGAGATTTCTAAATACAACCTCAAATTGTTCAATTAAAGCTAAACTAAGAATTATTTATGAATATGCGGAATGGTCGCCCAATAATGAAAATACAACTCAAAATATCAGTCCATATACAGGTACACAATTACTTGTATATCTAAATAATGTTGTACAACAAACAGCAACTTTTCAGTTAATAAGTTCACAAAATACTACTTTTATAATTCCAAGTTGTTCACCTACAAATACGTTTCAACCGTTTACAAAAACTGTTCAGGTATACGAAACTACAAATTTTGTAAATTTTATAACATTAAATTCACTTGTTGAGGTGAAAGGTGTTGGATTTGCTTGGGTTTGGAATACTACAACACCTCTTCTTGATTACCCACAATGCTTCCCCGCAGTGTCAGGAACCTCAACCGTGCAAATTTTTAATGCTACACTATCGTTTCCCCCAAATTGTCAGTGTATTTTACCGCCACAAGATGTAACAATTGGTGTTTCGCAAATTAATGTGAATCGAAGAAATACAACGTTAGTTGGTAATGTTATATTAAATACACCGGCAAATATACCAGCAAATATGAATTGTACAGTATAAAAACTATTAAAAGATAATTATAATAAATGGGATACGTAATAAAAGAAAATCAAGGGTTACTGATAACAAGACTAACCGATGTCGGTAGAAGAAAAATATCAGAAGGAAACTTTAATATAAGTTATTTCCAAATCGGAGATAGTGAAGTTAATTATAGTGCAATACCTGATTATAATATTTCAAATTTTCAAATTTTAGAACCATCATTTAACGCACATAATAATGTGGGAGTTCCTCAATCAAATAAAAATGATGTAAAATATCCATATTATTTACAAGGAACTACAGGAATCACTTATGGTCTTCCATTTATGGCATCTGCTGATGATTCTGTTTACAATACTGCGGCACCTAGTGGATTTTTTAGTGCTAGTACCGCAACCACATGTTACGCACCATATCATACATCAGCATATACTTATAATTCACAATATACTGTAAATTTAGCTTCATCATCATTTAATGGTAATTCATCGATTATGACTTTAACGTCTAATCCATGTTCTGACTCAGCATCGGGAACTACAATATCTGCGGGAACACTTGTTACCATTTATATGAGTGGTGGTTCATCATGTGGTTGTATTAGGTCATGTTATCCGGTATTGACATATCAAGTGACGGCATGGAATTCAGGAACATTACAATTGACAGTCGATAGACTTTTACCAGATTTAAATGGGTTAGGATATACAGGAACTGCTAGATTATTCTTTTATCCTTCAGGAATGACTGGATACGATTTACCAACTCCTATGAACTATTGGAGTGATAGTGTTATTAATTATGAATCAGTTTGTACTCCTGAAGATGGTTTAGTTAAGATTTGGAATATGAATATTCCTTGGAGTGAGAATCCTGCAGGTTTATTAACAACACAAGATAAGAGTTTTGAAAATTTTGGTTCAGTTGATTATATTAGCACAAAAGAATATTACGGTTATATGTCATCAAGTGGACAAACAGATACTTCAGGAACTTCTTACTATAATTCTTTTTATGAAGAAATTATTGTTACACCTGAAGAACAAAAGGCTATTGCAATTGTTCACTATACTAATAACACCATAATTAATTTTTATGGTGAAAAATTTGCTTGTGAAGCGTATGACAATACTGACCCTGGTGCAACAGGACAAGCGAGAAACTTCTCAATAAATCTACCTTGGTTGATGTGGCATAAAAACCCAACATCATGTTGTAGTGGTGAAACATTTTACATTGACCCAGCAGGATTCGATAATTACGATTTATTAACACCTTATTACATACAATCAACTAAAAATGTTGATATGAATAATCCAGGTATTAGATATTATCATTTATATGATACTCATGCTAATCCCGTTACAGGTAAACCAAATAGAGTAGGTAAAGTTTTCCCTGATGATAAAGTTATTATTTTTGATGATGATGAAATCATCGCGGCTATGTCATATATCTCAAATAGAAATTTCACATTGCCAGCACCAAAATTAGGTTTAATTGTTCCAGGTTCTTGTGGTGATACTTCTACTGACGGATTATTAGATAATGACCAACAAGTTTGTTGGGTAACTTACGGATTTGAAGGTGATTGGCAGGGGATGCATTGTAACTATTATCAAAAAATTATTGGACCAACATCAGGTTGTAATTTAACAGAACAAAACATAACAGTTAGTTTTGGTAATGAGTTTAAATGTATGACAACAGGAACTACAAGTGGGTTTGGGGCTAACGGATTTTTTATTTTAGCTCAAACTGGTACAACATCACAATTAAGACCTGACCCTGAAGAATGGGTAAAAATTGATTATACATCTGATTTATCAAATTATATATTACCTAACTCTTACATCAATCCTGTAGGGTTAAGTGCTTTAACATTCACAATAACACCATCAGCATATACGGGAGGTGACTCTTATTTACTTAACGAACAAATTATCATCCCAAGTAATTCTGAATCTGATTTAGGTTTGTTAGGATTTGGTGATGAGTATTCATTCTATGGTAATGTTAATACTGATATTCAGGCAACAATCTATGAAATGAGATATTTGATTAATTTACCTAATAATCAATTTGTTAGTTCTACAAATCCAACATGGACTAGTGGAACCCCAGCTTACATGTCTGAAATTGGATTATATGATACAAATAAAAATTTATTAGTGTTAGCTAAATTCCAATCACCACAATTAAGACAAGGTATTCAACAGGCAGTAGTTAAGTTAGATTTCTAAATTATTTACTATTAAGTTAATTACTTTAATATTAAATCTAATAAGTAATGTTAGATATGGCAAAAAGTATTAAAAATTCTCCTAAAATTTTGGGATTGGATGTTTCCACTAAAACTATTGGTGTGGCATTGTTTGATTTATCTTCAAGAGATTTATTGGAGTTAACTCATGTTTCACCGCAACCAAAACCGACACCTGAAACAAAGATTGAGGAGATGTTATTAAAATCTGCAACATTCAGAAAAAAGTTGGAAGAATATAAAGGCGTTGGTGTTGTTAGATGTGTGATTGAAGAACCTTTATTAAATAGTAATAATGCTTACACCATCGGAACCTTATTAAGATATAATACATTAATTACTAAAGAAGTTTATGATGTATTAGGTATCGTTCCTGAATACGTATCAACTTATAACTCAAGAAAAGAAGCTTGGCCTGAATTAGTTAAGAAAAACGAAAAAGGTAAGTTTGTTTTATTTGGTGGTTATCCTAAAGATTGTGATAAGAAGATGATTATATGGGAACTTGTCGCAAAAAGAGAACCACAAATTAATTGGTTATACACAAGAAATAATACATTAAAGAAAGAGAATTTTGATATGACAGATGCTTATACGGTTGTATTAAGTTATCTAAATTCAAAAAATTAATAAGATTTTTATTTAAAATTTAAGGTGTCATTTGACACCTTTTTTGTTATGTACACAATACTGATATATTGTTGTCTAAACTATTTTCAACATAGATTCTATCATATTTACTATCGTAAGCAACACCTCTTGGTAAATTACCAACTGGAATTGTTTTAATAACGGTATTAGTTAATACATCTATAACACTAACATTATCTGTTGTAGCATTACTTACATACAGTGTGTTACTGTTAGTGTCAAATGCCATATCTATTGGATTTGTACCAACAGTTATTGTTGTTCCTGTTGTGTTAGTTATTGGGTTAATTGTTATGACTTTATCAGTACCATTTAAAAGTGTGTATACAGTATTATTTATTGGTACATATAAACAGTATCTAGGTAAAGAACCTGAAGGCATGTTAATTGTTGATGCGGTTATTCCTTTTATAGTATCTATTGTTACCACAGTACTGCTTATTGAGTTTGGTACATATACTTGTAAATTATTTTCATTAAATGCTGGTTGAATTGGTCTAGTTCCTGTTGTATAAGTATTTACAATAGTACTTACCGGTATTGAACTTACTGTTCCTCCATCATATTCAGCAACATATAATACTTCGTTTATAGTATCATACGTTAATCCAAAAGGTCTTAATCCTGTTGGAATTGTAGAAATTACCGATAGGGTAAGAGGATTTATAACTGATATGGTATTCGCTGAGAAATTACTAACGTATAATAATTTACTATCGTTACTTAATACCCCACCTCTAGGTTGAATACCAACTGGGATTGTTGATACAATAGAATAATCATTAATATCAATTACTGAAACATTATTACTTGTTTCGTTAATTACATACATATATTCGTTTACACTATCAAATACTATAAAGAATGGGCCTGTTCCCACTGATATTGTTTGTATTATGTTTGGACATGATTGTGTTGGTGTTGGTGTTGGACTGAATGTTGGTGTTGGTGTTGAGGTTGGAACTGGTGAACAGAACTTGCAATCAAATAAATTACCACTTTCAATAGACTCTAAAATATTTGTAGGAGAACCTAAAATATCTGAGACATAAGTAACACACGATGATTTACCATCAATTATAACACTAAATGTTGCACCTGTTGAAAATGGTATATCTCCTGAAACCACATAAGTTGTTCTACCATTACAGTCTTGTAAAAACTTGGAATATAAACTTGTAAATTTAGATGAGAAAGTATCATATGATACTGTACCACTAACTATAACACCTTTAATTGCGTTTGTTGGTGTAACACTTGGAGTTGGACTTGGACCAGGATATGAATAACTTACCCCACTAAAAATAAGTGATTTACCATTACACAGAGGTGTAGGTGTTGGAGTTGTTGTAGGTGTTGTTGTTGGTGTTAATGTCGGTGTTGGAGTTGGAGTTGCTCCTGATGTAATATTACAATCAAATACTGCGGTGAAATCAAATGTATCACAAGCATCTGTTAATGTTGGTGTTGGTGTTGGACATGATGTGTTAAAATATGTTTCGTCTAAATCAGGACAAACAGTATTACTACCTGTCGGTCCAAATAATTGACATTCACCGTTTACACAACTTGATAAACACCATCTTGTTTCTCCTGTGTTATAATATATGTAATACGGATTAGTGTTATCTGGTTTGTAGAATACGTTTCGTTGACCAAAAACACCATAGTTGTAATAAGTTCCGTCGTAATTTGTATAAGCACTTAAATTTGTAAACACACAATAACTTGACTGAGGACATGCAGTATAAACTGGACTTGGAGTAACAGTAGGTGTTGGTGTCGTTGATAAAGTTGGTGTTGGTGTATTACAAAATGTTGGTAGAGGTGTTTTTGTAACAGTAGGTGTTGGGGTTTTTGTCGGTGTAATTGATAGTGTTGGGGTTGGAGAACTTGTTACGGTAGGTGTTGGAGTCTTTGTTGGCGTGATACTTGGAGTTGGTGTAACAGTTCTTGTTGGGGTATGTGTTGGAGTTATACTTGGTGTTGGAGTATTAGTTGGGGTTTTTGTTACTGTAGGTGTATTAGTCGGGGTTTTTGTTACTGTAGGTGTATTAGTTGGTGTTTTTGTTGGTGTAACAGTTTTTGTTGGAGTATTTGTTGGTGTTTTTGTTGGAGTTTTTGTTGGAGTTGCACTTGGTGTGACAGTTTTTGTTGGAGTGTTTGTCGGCGTTTTTGTAGGGGTGGCACTCGGAGCGGGTGTAGATGTCGGAGTAGGTGTAGGACCTGGTACACAAGGATAGACCGTGGTACATGCAGAACAAGTTAAATAACTTGTTGTATTTGCTGAAATTAAATTATATTCTGTTCTACCACTAACAAATCCTGAAGTTAAATACTGTGAACAACCTGTATACTTATCTGTTATTAAATAATAAGATGTGTTAGCAGAGAAGGTTCCCCCAGAATAATTCGACTGAATTTGGAATGTAGTACCACTACAACAACCTGAAAATGAATACCAATTTAATGCCAATTTTTTAAATACTTGTTGTTCCCGTTATTATACAACCAACTGAATCAGTTACCCTTAAATCATATCCATTCAATTCTTGGATAGGAGTTGGGACACTAAAACTATACGGTAAATCACCACTATCTATACTAGATATAAAATAACAAGGTGTACCACCTGAAAGACATAAATAAATGTCAAATGGTGTTGAACCTGTAATACTACTAACCGTAATCGTTGTTGGCATATGATATAAATATAAAAGGGATTAAAACTTTGTGAAGTTTGACAACAATAAGTTTTTATCTTATTATTAAGGTAATGGATGAAGATGAAATTTTACTTGAAATTATTAGGGACTTATTTGGTAAAGAGAAACATTATTATGCTTCCAAAGGTCAGATTTCAATAAATTGTCCGTATTGTGATGAGGGTAGAAACAAGGGAAACCTTGAAATTAACATCAACGAACACGTATATAAATGTTGGTCATGTTCGGATTCAAATGGAACACACGGAGTTTTAGGTAAGTTAATTGATATTTTTGGAACCAAAAACCAAAAGAAAACTTACGACATATTCAAACCCGAAGAACATAAGTCAAAACATGTTGAACTAAAAAAGTTAAAACTTCCCAAAGAATTTATTTCAATTAAGGACGCTAACCCCCTTCACATTCCGCACAGAGAAGTTTTAAAGTACATTAAGACTCGTGGTATTACTGATGAAATGATTGAAAAGTTTAATATTGGTTTTGCTACCGATGGTGACTACGGAGGGAGGATTATTATACCTTCATATGGTATGGACAATGAGATTAACTACTTCATATCAAGGGCTTGGTTTAATACGAAGAATAAGTATAAAAATCCTGAATACCCAAAGGAGACAATTATATTTAACGAGAAGTTAATTGATTGGAATAAACCAATTTATCTGTGTGAAGGTGCGATTGACGGATTCTTTACACCCAACCCAGTTGTTCTACTAGGAAAAATATTACACGATTTATTATTTGAAACAATATATACCAAAGCTAAGTCAGATATTATCATATGTTTGGATGCCGATGCTTGGAAAGATGCTCAAAAACTTTATAACCAATTAAATGGTGGGAAGTTAAGAGGGAGAGTAAAGATTCTAAAACTACCAAAAGACTCTGATATTGCAGATTTGAAAGGTATGATAGATGATTATTATTATGAAATGAGTTATTAAAATATGGATTTATATAAAATAAGAGAAGAAATTATAGAAATAATTTCACAAAAACAAAAAGAACTTCAATTAACTTTTGAAGAAGAAAGTCATACGTATACAATGGCTGATAAAGATGGTAACTTACGAAGTGATTGGCCCTCAGTATCTAAAATACTAAAATTGTTTTATCCTGAGTTCCCAACTGATGAAGCGGCTCAAAAGAAATCTAAAGGTGACCCAGTTCTCAAACAACAATTAATTGAAGAATGGGCAGCTGCCGGTGATTACTCAACCAATATGGGTAGTAGAGTCCATTACATTTTAGAACAAGCTTCACATAAAATGTTTGGAATAGATAAAGAGATTAGAAAACCTGAATTTGAATGTGATATCACCCAAATACTGAAAGGTGATAGTATGGTTACTGCAGGTAAAAAGTTTCTTAAATTAATGGAAGGAAGAGAAACAGTTTTGTTGGATACCGAAATTGTTTTGGGTTCAAATGAATTACAATACGTGGGGCAACCCGATAAGGTGTGGTTGGTGATAAATAAGAAGAAAGATGGGTTTGGTATTTTAGTTACTGACTATAAAACAAACAAACCTAAAAACTTTGAAAGTAACAACTTTACAAAACCTATGTTTAAACCATTCCAAAATCTACCAAATACCGCTCTTGGACACTACTATGTTCAACTACCTTTATATGGTAAGTTAATCCTAAAAATGTTGGAAGGAACAAAATACGAAAACATGAAATTATATGGATGTATTGTCGTATTATTGCAAGAGGATTCAGAGTTCAAAGAGTTCAGAGTACCACAAGATGTGATAGATACTGTGATGACTATGAATGTAAAGGACTATCTGAATTGACAACAAACAAAAAAAATACTATATTTGAACTATGATAAAACTAACATTTAACACAACAGACAAAACAGTAAGCGTTGATTTAGGTCAACTTCATTTTGAGGATTACTTAAACGTATCAACAGTACAAATTAGAGAAGGTTACTACGAAGTAATGATTAAGTCTGATGAGAAATCTAAACCAGTACTTAGAGTACCGATTAGTAATACAATAATGTTTATACAAGAATAATATGAATTTAGAAAAACCAAAAATTAATTTAAGAGACATGGACTTCATTGTCTGTGACAAATGTGAACATAACGAGTTCAAAGAAATTACTTACCTAAAACGAGTACCAAAGTTATTAACTGGCTCACCCGATGATACAGTCGTACCTTTCCCAACATACGCTTGTTTGGCTTGTGGTAATGTGAATGAAGAATTAAACCCATTTCACACTGAATCTCCGAAATTAGAACTATGATAAAAAAGTTAGTTCATTTTTCTGATTTACACGTTAGGTTGTTTAAAGACCACCAACTGTATAAGTCAATTTTAGAAGAAGCGTTTAAACAATGGAAAGATATTGCTCCTGATAGAATTGTGTTTACAGGGGATTTAGTTCACTCTAAAAACCAAATGACACCTGAACTTGTTGAGTTCATCGCTTGGGTATTGACGGAGTGTTCAAAGATTGCTAAGACGGTATTAATACCTGGTAACCACGACTTCCTTGAAAACAATATGGAACGATTGGATGCTCTAACACCTGTGGTTGATTCACTTAAAAATGAAATGGTGGTTTACTACAAGAATAGAGGTGTGTATCAGGATGAAAATATTGATTGGTGTGTGTATTCACTTATGGACCATAACATCCCACCTACGATTGAAAAGTCTGATAGAGTTAAGATTGGATTATTTCACGGACCAGTTCAAGGACTTACCACCAACTTAGGATTTAAGTTTGAAGATGGGTTTGAAACATCAAAGTTTGATGGGTGTGACTTGGTACTATGTGGTGATATTCACAAGAGACAAATCTTTGATATACCAAATGGTAAGAAGGCTTATATGATTGGTTCAACCGTTGGACAGAACTATGGTGAAACGGTAACCAAACACGGATATGGAATTTATGATGTGGAAAAAGATGAGTATACGACAGTAGATTTATTCAACCCAAAACCTTTCATATCATTTAGAATAAACTCATATGAAGATATTGAAAATGGAACAGAAAAATTCGTTAACTATTGAGTTAACCAAACAAGACGTTGAAGACTTCAATTCATTCTGTACGATTAATGAAATAACCGACCCTAATGGTTTTGTTAAATTATGTTTTAGAAAGGGTTATTATATTGAAAAATATGGGTTATTAAATCAGGGTAATCTTCCTGAGGTTATTGACAGAGAATTTGAGAAGGAAGTTATTGTTGAAGATAACTCAAAAATTGAAGAACTACAAAATGAAATTTACATTCTTAAAGGTAAATTGGAAGATAAAAAGGAAGTAGAATGTGGTAAACTACAGGAAACCCTTTTTGAACTAAACAGACAATTAAGCGATAAAAATAACACAATAAAAGAATTAACAAGAAAGGTAAATGAGCTTGAAGATATGACAAAAACTTCTTATGCTTTCTACCTGAAGAAT